ACTTCGCCAAGATCAACAGTAAGGTCTGGTGTTGCGCCGCCAGTACTATCAATACCAACGCCACCTGTAACTGATGTTACTGTGCCTGCTGTTGGTGTTTCCCAAGCTGGAATTACGCCAGCACCTGCCGCTGTTAATACATCACCGTCAGTACCTGCTGCTAATTTAGCTAATGAGTTAGATGCGTCTGCATAAAGTATCTCACCAATTGCATATGTCGCTGTACCTGTGCCGCCTGATGTTTCTGCTAGTGGTGTTGTATCAAGTACAAGACTAGCTGCTGTTATTGTACCAGCAACATCCAATGCATTATCAATCTCAACATCACCAGTAGCTCGAATACGCATACGCTCAACTAGTGTTTGCGTACCATCTGCTGCGGTCGTAAACGTAATCTGGCCTGGCATGTCTGTTGTGCCTGGAGTGCCATCGACTTCGAAATTAATTCCTGACGACAGCGAATAAGTTGAAGTGCCGTCCCAGCCTGCAGCGAGAACTGACATTAACACATCATTATCAGCTACTATTGTATGACCAGACGTATCACTCTTGGACCTAACACCTATGAGAACTGATTGCAGAGTAGTAGAATGACGATGCAAAAGAAGCTGTGCTGCGTTTGTACCACCAATGTCTGACACTTTAGCTGATGCCTGGTAAGTGCCGCCATTGACTGTAACTCCAGCAGCTTCCGTTCCTGGGTCGCCAGCAATCATCTGTGCTGCTGTTAATACCGCAGTACCTACATCAAGATCATCACCTGTTGCTGTTATTGTCGGGCCAGCTTTGCCGATTTGAAACGAGGATACGCTGGTGCCTTTGATATTGTGTACCGTAGCCACTTCTTATTCTTCTCCTGTCATATTATGTCTGCAACATGGGGTTACAGTCAGGGATTTTATAACAGTATTTATCTAAAAATTGTAAACTGTGAATACATTAGGCAAAGAAAAAGCCATCCGAAGATGACTTAGTTATTTCTATAAAATTAATACTCACTCAATTGAGCCTTAACGTCAAGTATCATACCTTTGTATTGCATGCCTGTAAAATAGTTAAGTCTATTACGCTATGTGGCAGTGGCCCCGTCTTATCTAGTATGCTAACGGGAAACATTTGTTGTCTCTATTAGTTAAGTCATTCTCTATAAATTTCCTGTATAATAAATACTCCTGCTTCAGTATTATTTATAATGATACTACATCTACGGGCGTTTGTCAAGGCAAAATAGCAGAGAATGTGATAAATAACACATATAACCAGGAATTAATAATGCCAAAAATCAGTTTATGGAAACCAGAACAAGGGAACGATTATAAGTATATTGATCGCATCGCTAAGGAATTTCTAAATCTTGGCGGTACTGGCGTATATGTTCACAAGTATATCGGCCCAACTGAGCAGATAGGCGATGATAACAAGAGCAATATTGGTGATGGTATAACAACTGACGAATTGACGATTGGTGATGTCCTGTTTCTAGAGAATCGTAATCGTAAATACGCACCAGACATTATTGAGATGCGTGGAGCATATACACTATCTGATACTGATTTTGACTTGACACAGTTTGGTATCTTCTTATCAGATGATACAATCTTTATGACATTCCACTTGAACGAGAATGTGGAACGCTTAGGTCGTAAGCTAATGAATGGTGATGTTCTTGAACTCCCACACTTGAGAGAGTATCATGGACTGGATGAAGAAAAGGCAGCAACCAATCGCTTCTATGTGGTTGAGGATGCATCACACAGCGCAGAAGGCTATGGCCCGCGTTGGCATTCACATCTATGGAGAGTACGTGCGAAGCAAATGCCAGCATCTACTGAGTATCAAGATATTCTTGATCGACTAGCAGGAGATGGTCAGACACTAGAATCATTGCCACCTGGCGATGATGATTGTTGTGATGAAACACTTGAAGATTCGCTAAGTAATAAAGATAAGCTGGATGAAATTACAGATGCTATCATTGAAGAGGCTGCAAAGAACGTAAGATGCGACCCACTTTGGTATGATGCATCAAATTTGTATATTACGATTGATCCAAATACACAAGAGCATCAGCTTATATGGTTTAAGACGGGCGATGGCATTCCACCAAATGGATTAACACTAGCTGGAAGTGGATCAACGTTCCCTGAAACATTAGTGGAGAATGACTACTGGTTACGCACAGACTTTGATAGTCCAGTGCTATACCAAAAGCAAGGGTCTACATTCAAGAAGATTGAAGTCGATCAATGCAAGTTACCGTGGACAGGAGCAAACCAATTGCTAGATACATTTATTGACAATGAGAGTACGAGTACGTTGGATGATGGCACAGTCATTACTCAACGACAAGCATTGAGTAAAGTGATAAAAGCTAAACCCACTGACTCACCACAAGAAGTACCAACAAACCCTAACGCACCATCGCTGGGTAACGAAGCTAACTTATTCGACCCAATCTTTGGCGAAGAATTTGACTAAGAGATAATACAATGGCAGATACAAAAAGAACAGAATCAGATTTAAAAAATAATATTTTTCCTGACAATCAAGCGGCAGGATCTATTACAGCACAGGACATACGCGACTTTGTAACTAGTGTTCCAGATTGGATTGCAACTTCTGGAGGTTGGGAGTTCGTCTTTGACGACGGAACAGGTGCTACAACACTAGCAGATGGTGTTCCACAACAACTTACAATTAATTCTAATCCAGCAGAAGAATTGCGTTATCCACCTGGCTTTGCAGGAATATGGGATCAGGCAAACGATAGACTTTTTCCTCCTTTTCTTAATGGTGCAGGTGTTCTTCGACTATCAATGTTTGGTGAGTTCACAGGTGGAACGGCACCCCATCTTGATTTAAAACTTGACGTTGGTAGTGATCCAATTGCTCCTGCTGGTGGTGGGACAGCAAGTAACATTATCTATACTGACTCACCAAACTTTGCAAAAGCTACTGGTGATCCGCAAGCATTCAACTTTATTATTCCATTGTTTATCGGTGGAGACTTTGCTGCAAACGGTGGAGTATTTATTATTAACTCACACGGCAACGATGTAGATATTTCTCAAATCACACTGACAGGAATTCGTATCTTTAACCCTATGCCAGGAGCTAGTGTACTTTAATATGTCAACATTCTTTTACGACGAACAGATCAGGCGATACATACTACAGTTTCTACGTATCTTCTCTGATTTCAGCATAGAACTAGCACCAGATGAAAATGGTGTGGTAGCTCAAAAGCGTGTGCCTATTGTTTATGGAGACATGAGCAGAATGGTAGCGCAGATTCTACGCAACAACGATCAGAATACTTCTATCGCTGCACCAATGTTCAGTGGATATATTCGTGCAGTAGAAATAGCGAATGATCGTCGCCAAGATCCTACTAACGTAAATCCAGTTCGCGCAATTGAACGTACATACAACGGTCAAACAGGCCTGTACGAAAACACAATGGGCAATCGCTATACTGTCGAGAGACACATGCCAGTACCAATCAACTTAACTATGGCACTTGACTTATGGACAACAAACACAACAGATAAGCTACAGCTATGGGAACAGATCATTCCAATATTCAATCCAGGAATTCAACTTCAAACAAATGACAATCCGTTGGATTGGGGGTCAATCACTGAGATTGAAATGACTGATATGAACTACTCTAATCGTGGTGTGCCAGCGGGCACAGACATTGCTAATGACTTCTCATCATTCACATTCAAAATGACTGCATGGATTAGTCCACCAGCCAAAGTTAAGCGTCAGTCCATTATCGAACAGATCGTTACGAATATCTATAACACTGACGTAAGTAACATAGACACAGATCGCATCTTCGATCCACTTGGTAGCGTGTTTGATGAACTAGATCAAGTCATTATATCTCCAGGGAACTATCGTATCGACGTAAGTCCTGTCACTTCTACAACTAGCAGAGTTGAACTATTGAACGAGTATGGTCAAACCGATACTACATTAGCATGGGAAGACTTGTTTGCTACGTATGGCAAAATTGATCCTGAAACCACGGTAATGACACTCAAGACTGAAGATGATATTGAAGAAACATTTGGTGATATACTTGGTTCATTAGAAGTCAGTGCCACCGAACAAAACATTGCAACGTTTGTTGTCGATGCTGATACATTGCCAACCACCATTGGTAGTGGGCCCGTCAATGACATAATCAATCCAATCACTAGCTTTCCAGGTGGTACATTACCAGCGGCGGCTGTTGGTCAACGCTATCTACTTCTGACTAACAATCAAGACTACGATGGTGAGCAATTGATTGCCCAAACAGGTAATGGATTGAATCCGTGGGGAGATATTGTGGCGTATGAGAACGACATCATTGAATACAATGGTACTAACTGGTTCGTTAGCTTTGACGCATCTACCATTAGTGTATCACAGTATGTAGTGAATCTTACAGACGCGCAGCATTACAGATTTGCTGACGATCAATGGGTATACACGTATCTAGCAACATATAATCCTGGCTACTGGCGCATTTCTATCAACTAAGAGTTAACTACGTAGATAAATACGTGTATGACTGACGAACAGAAAATTGCTGCAGGAGCTTTATTCATAACATCCTCCACCAACCGTGTCTTACTACAGATGCGAGCTTCATATAAATCAACACACCGAAGTGAATGGTCACTGTTTGGTGGCATGGCTAAGGATGGTGAGACTCCCAGCGATACTTTCGTAAGAGAGTGTACAGAAGAAATGGGTATGTTTCCAGAAATTAGTAAAATCTATCCATTCGATATATACGAATCTAGAGACAAGAACTTTCGTTACTACACGTTCATCTGTATTGTTGAAGATGAGTTCCAACCAATCATCAATAATGAATCATTAGGCTATGGTTGGTTTGATTTTGGAGTTTGGCCTAAGCCAATGCACATTGGCGCACGTAATAGCTTATGCAGTAAGAAAGCTACAGCACTATTAGAGATTATAGTTGGACAGCACTAGATTCCATTTGTTTTCGCCTGACTTCCATCATGTTAGTCGCCATCTCTGCGCATTCTTCGTGAGATGGTTTAGTTGGAAACGCATTCTCTCTGTAGTAGCCAGGATGCATTGTCCATCCAACTAGTGTGCAGAAGAAATCGTCCCAAACAACTTGTTCTTCTTTTGTGTATGTCATAGTATTTTCCTTTGTTATCGTGTGTATACGTTTATTTATGGATTATTAACAAATGGTCGGCGCGTTTCTTCCATGCTAGACCAACGATAGCCGCCGTTACCAATATATACTTTCAACATATCAGTTAAGCCTAGTTGTCCTGCTTTTACTGTATAACTAGGATCAATTGTTAAGTAATCATCTATTACATATTGTCGCATGTTCATTACGTATGAACGTGGAGCAACTTCGAGGACATTACCACCACGAAATTCAGCCATCATGTAACGAGAGAGGCCGTGAAACTCTACAGGTAACGCAGGCAACAAACCTGGATCAAGTTCAGTAAAGATAAAGTGATTTGGATTGCCGTCTTGACTTTGATCTGGTGCGCCTGAACACCCACCGATAGCAACATCATTAATATAAGTAGCGAACTCCCATGCGCCTGTAAACTTTTCTACCCAACAATGACCAGGATGATGCTTACCAGCAATGAAACTGCCTTCCCGATCTGCGTCTGGGCCTCCAACTGGTAGTGTGCGTGGATAAACGCCGCCTGTACCCATACCAGCTAAATTCATTATTGGTCGTACAATAACATCTTGTGGAGTAAACCAAGTTCCAGCAGGACCACATTCGTAACCCATGCGTTCTGCTACTTGAAGTTTGTTAAAAATCCAACGATCAATGACTGGTGTTAAATGGTAAGCATCGCGTTCAAGTATGTATGGTGGTAGTGTAATCATTTTTTTTATTCCTAGTTGTCTGCTGAAATTGTTAAAGTCGCGCTGTCATCTGCACTTTCTGCGCCATCGGCACCGAGTTCAAATATAGCTGATGATGAATGGGAGGCAGGTGAACTTTTTGCAACAATTCTATGACCCCAAGTTCTTTCAGCGTCAATTGTGATCCAAATATCAGCAGCTTCGGCTGGGTTGTTATATGCAGTTCCTGTTTTGCTAACGGATGTATAGCGTACTTCAAAGTTAGCACCTATTGTCGATGGTTCGTTATCAGCCCATTCGCCTGCTTGTACGTCAGCATCAACTCCGTCATCTCGATGTACTAGTGTGCCGTCACTTTGAAAAACAGCGCGGCTAGTTACTAGGTTGCTGGTATCAGTAGATGCGAATGTATGGTTTGTTAATACTACGTTGCCACCAGTAGGTGCGGCTAGCATCACTGTACCCGCTGGAAACACCGAAAAGTTTCCACGTTGATATTTTGGCCCGACAAAGTGTTTCATGTGCTGTATTATCCATTGCTTTGGATCACCTTCGCCATTCCAATTCATCATTAGACAACAATATTCAAAATGAGATAAGTTCCAATTCTGTTTAAATCGAGTCTCTTTAAGGCGTTTACTATACGCGAACGGATACAAAAACATAGCAAACAAGTTATTAGGATCTATATCTGAAACTATTATTTTACTAGCCATTATGTTATTCCACTACCCCAAATGATATAGTTTGTAGTTGATTGTCGTGTGATAGATACTACACCCTGTGAAACTGTTACGCCACCAACTGTGTCAGTACCAGTATCGTCATAGAGTGTTGTGCCAGATCCTTCAGTAACCGTTATTACACCACTACCAGGACATATCATAGTAATCGTGGAGTAGAGCGGCCAGTTAGTTGTACTGGTGCTGTCCTCAAGCGTGATCGTGTCAGCGCCCCCATCGAAGTGATGCCCAATGTAGTTGTCTGCGAAGTTATTGGCCGTATTGAAGTTGAAGCTGCCGTTGACGTTGACGTTTCCAGCAGAAGTACCACCTGCTATGGCAACTACATAATCGTTGCCAGCATCATTTGTGAACATGAGTCTATTTGGTGCTTTGTTTTCAACCCAAACCTGGCCGTCACCACCTACATCTGCTGCTGATGATGCTTGTTCAGTTAAGAATAGTGACGATGTTACCTGTACACCTGTAGTAGTTGTTGCGATTTTTGCAGCGCCGTTGTAATAAACTGTTGTGGCGGCATTTGCAAGCCCTTCGACTACTCTATCTACGCCTGCTGCGTTCCAGAGTGTTATATTAACATCACCTGTAACATCTGTGTCGGCATCTGGATCGAAACTAAAACCTGGGCGAGGCGTGCCGCCAGCATCTTCAGCAGTAATAGTAAGTGGTGCTCCGTGTATCTCACTTCTGATATAAAATGTTGCGCCTGCTGCTGTATATCCTATTGCTGCGCGTTGTGTACCATTTTGATGTGCGAAGCTAAGGTTGCGAATTTCTGTATCAGTACTTGCATTACTGTATAGTGTTGCAACACCTGTAGTGTTTGCTGCTAATCTGAGAGTTGCAGCACTATCATACAAAGATGATGATAAACTTAAATCGTTACCTGTATCATCTGTGAACATCGGTGTATTTGGCGCAGTATCATGTATCCAAAACTGGCCGAGAGTTGCTATTGATGAACCGCTATCAGCTTGTTCCGACATGTTGATTGTGCCAGTTATTTGTACACCATCGGACATAGTCCATATATGACTAATGTTATTGTATTTTAGAGCTACGCCCGCATTACGAGTCATAGAAATCCAAGAGTCTTCAATAGCACCAGCAGCCGTTAGCTGATTGATACCACCAGAACCAGCCGTATCAACTGTCAAACCGATACCACCTGAATTTTCTAGTATCTCTATAGAACGTTGTATTGCTGATGCTGAAGTACCAACTGTAAGGTTTGTGCCATCAAAAGTAAAGTTAGCATCACCTTCAATATCAGTAGTGCCTGTCCATATTGCAATTCGATTGTCTACTGGGCCTGCACCAATCTCAGCAAATCCAGTAATAGAGTGAGTGTGACTAGAAGCTGAAATACCATTTGTCGTTGATGCAGTTAACGATCCAGGCGTACCCATTGTAACTGTGCCTGAAGTGGTGAAGTTAGTGAAGTCCATGCCGCTGCCGTTATTGACAGCGGTGACTGTACCGTTGTTATCTGCTGCCAATACACCTGATGTTGCTGTTAAGCCAGTGCCAGCTATTGCTGCCGCAAAATCAATGCCCGATTCTTTCGCAGCCGTACCAGTAACACCACCGTCCAAGAACAGCAAATAATCTGTTCCTGGCGCGTAGACAGCACCCGTCGCTTCACTTAGATCAACGTTAACTGTTATGTTGCCAGATGTAGTCACTGGACTACCACTTACATCAACCAGTGTGCCTGCCGTGATTCCTATAGACGTTACCGTGCCGCTTCCACCGCCGCCTTGCGAGAACCACTGTACGTCAATGTTTAGTATGCCTGATGGAAGTAGGCCACTATGAATAACAGTAACAGGAACTGTCCACCAGCCAACATTGTCAGTTGGCGCGCCGTTAACTGATACAACTAAGTATTCGTCAGGGTCTACTTCCGCACCCAAAGTAATTATATCGCCATCAGCAAGATTGTCAAGAACACGACCGCCATCTAAACTATTATCAGATGTGTCATTTATAAATAAGCTAGTAACAGATGCCATTGTTGCATTATTATAGCGTATAGTTCCAGCGCCTGGGTCACCTGATGTTATAGTTGCACTAAAGTTGTAACGTAATTTTGGTTGACCAGCTTCTAAGTCAGCAATTGTTAATACTCGTTCTGTTCCTGCTGTGCCAGATGATAAGTCATTGTCGATTGCCCAGCCGCCTGCTGTGCCGCTTGCTGTATTAGCAATGGGCGAACCACTATAATAGAATGTAGCTCCTATGTTTGCTGCGCTGTATGTTAGGTTACTGCCAACACGAAATTGTAATAGTGATGACGTTGTGCCTGATCTAGTCATTGTAATTGGAGATTGAACTGGCACAGTTGGTGCGGCATCTGATGCTGTACTAATAGTAAAGTCATCGCCGTCTGCACGCATGATCCAATTGCCTTCCTCTGCTGTAGCACCTGTTTCTCTAACATATACACTTGCCGCAGCACTAGTGGCTACAATATCGCCTGCTGTTAGTGTACTGCCATCCCAACTAAATGTAGCGTCACTATCAATATCTGTTGCTGTTGTAAATACTGCAACTTCGTTAACAAGTGGCGAACCAGATGATGTTACTGTTCCTGAACCGCCTGTTACAGATAGATCAACAGTTGAGCCATTTAAGCGAGCGTTAAACGCACCAGCAGCCGTAACCCAAACATCGCCGTCAACTGGTGCTGATGGTGCTGCAACGGCTTCTGCAATGTTTATTCCTGCGAGAGATGTTGTAGACGCAGGTGTCGATACTGGCTGCGTAAAGCCAATTGATGCTGCATCTGTTTCGATAGCACTTGTTCTAGCGTTAAATCTTATTCCCATTTCTTACTCCGTGTTTAGTAGCTCTACGCTTACTTTCCAATCAATATTATGTGCTGCTTCGCCAGTTACATCAACTGTTAAGTTGCCTGTGGCTACACCTACAGTAACTACCCAGCCACTTGCACCTGCATCGTCTGTTCTATCAACAATATTGCTGCCTACTAGTGCTGCTGTGCCTGATGGGTTGCGAACAGCACCGAAGATGCTTTCAAACACTGTATCTTGTGTGCTATCATGCGTGCCGACAATGTTTATTCTAAAGCCAGCCGCTGTGCCAGACGCTACTGCAACACTAATGATTTCTTCCTGTGCTGCTGTTGTTGTTTGAAGTGTTGCTGCGACAAGTCTCTTAGCTTCTACTCCGTTAGTTGTAAATGAAAGCACATCTGCTGCTGGTGAGCCGATGCCTGTACTCAAATTCGCGTTGTCAGGTATTAGTGTAGGGTTAGTGGCACTTGTTACTTCGTTGAGCATTGAAGCACCACCTGTTGTTTCTGCTCTATATTGATCGCTTACCCAATAAAAACGATCTGTAGTAGCAACTGCTACTTTTAGTGTATCGTCTATTGACTCGTAAAATCCTGTGTCAGCATCACCAAATGCTAGTGTTGGAGTTGCTGAATCGTCTGTAAGCGGCAAGCTCGTAAAATCCTGTGTCAGCATCACCAAATGCTAGTGTTGGAGTTGCTGAATCGTCTGTAAGCGGCAAGACAATATGAGTAGTGCCAGTAAGTGCTAGATTAGTTCCATCCCATGTAAGGTTAGCATCGCCTTCAATATCGTTTGCTGCGGCGGCGCCAACAGCAATTTGATTATCAGTAATAGAACCGCCAATAGACGCTGCATCTGCTTGTGCTATAGCTTCTGACTGACTGCCATTCAACAAGTATGCGTACTTGATTATTAACTGAAGGTATTGTTCCTGAATGGATTATCGCTAATCCAATTGTCCAGAATCCTGTGCTATCAGTTACAGACGTTACTCTTGCTACAATATAGTCTGCCTCGTCCTGTGAGCAACGGATTGATAATACATCATTAATAGCTAAGTTTGCTACTAGGTAACTGTTCTCTCTGCCAGTATTGTCAGAGTCACTAATATACATTGTAGTAATTGAAGCAGGTGTAAGACTGTCGAATTTAATTCTGCCAGCGCCTGGGTCAGTTGAAGTAATGTCATTAAGATAGTAATACTCAATTTCGTGAATGTTTTGAACGGTAAAATGTTGACCGTCGTCATCAGTGTACATCATCGTATTAGGCGAATCTTCACGTACCCAAAGACCATCCCATGTAAACGTAGAATCACTGTCAATTGTTGTGCCGTCTACAAATACTGCTATTTCATTATTGAGTGGAGTTCCTGTTGCACTGACCGCACCTGATAATGCGCCAGCAACAGTAAAGTCTGTGCTATCACCATCAGTAAACATTAGTGTTTGTGGGTTATCATTACGAACCCAAAGCTGGCCGCGTGTTGCTGTGTCGCCGCCTGGAGTTGTTTTCTCTGCTAAGTATACAGAACCAAGCGGAGAGTATATGCCTGCAACATCCGTAGACAGTGCAATTGCATTTGTAGCAGGCCAGAATAAATTTGCGCCTGTAGCATAGTCACCTTCGAACACACGACGATAGTTGGTATCTGTTATATCATCGACCCACATAGTAATAGCAGCATCAGGTACATAGTTGTGGATTGTCAAATCCATATCAGCTACACTGAACGTACCTACTTCCCATAGTTGCCATTGACCATCGTTCCAGCCGCCAACTGTAGCATATGCTGTATCAGTAGCATCTACGGGAACTAGGGTCGGATCAGCAGTACCTTCTGTATAATCAAATACGCCTAAGTGTCCGTTGCCGTATACGTACAAGCCAGAGCCAGCCGCGGCCTGCTCACGTATTTCCATCCAGCCTTCATTTGACACACTTAATGAGAATTCTTCTAGGCCGTCCGTGCTGTGAATATTTAGAAATGATCCTGTTGTTAATTCTTCTGCTTTATCAATACCAAGCAATGTTACTGTTGCAGTACTAATTGGGCCTTCATTAGTAAAGCCACCGAGAATAGTAATTACTGTGTCTGTAACTCCTGCTTCACCAATAGTATATGTTCCATCATTGAATGTAGATCCTGAGACTGTTATCACCATGCCTGGCCTAAAGCCAGCAGTTCCAAAGAAAACACCCGTATCGTCACTAGTTATCGTGTCGTAAAATCCACCATTGCCTGTATCAAGAAATGTTATATTGTCATTATCAGTTGTTATAAACTCATCTTGGAAACTAGCAACATTGGCGTTGTCGCCAATGACATCCGTTCCTGCTGCTGTTAATACAAGATTGCCGTCTTGGACTGTTATTAATTTAGACATTTATTATCTCTCGTTTATCGCAGTAAGTCTAGCAGCAAATCCAGCATTTAGCTGTGGTACTGCTGCTAATGCTATACTATGCAAGCTAGTGAGGTCTGCTCCCGTTAGTTCATCAGAGAGTATCATGTATGTTCGTGTTATACCCGAACGTTGCCAAACTATCCTGTTATTTGTTCTGCCACCATTGAGGAATGCAGTTACCTTGCTCTGGAACATATCTAATTTTTCTTGATTAGTCATAATATACCTACGTTGTTATGCATGTATTTATCAAGAAATCATATATTTTTATTACAGGCATAAAGAAAGGGACGCAAGCGTCCCTTTCTTCTTTTGCCTTTTAATCTTCGACTTAGAAGAATTGTACGTTTGATACACCAACGGACGATAGGTAGTCTGCCGCGTTACCCAAAGAGTTAGCTGTGTTAGATAGCTCTTGGTAGCCGTAACGTGTCATAAAGCTTACTACTGGCTCGAAAGTTGTAGGATCCATTACTGGTCCTGTACTCATCAAAGGAATGTAAGGGCAATAGAACGCCGCTGCATCTGTCTCTGTTGGGCCTTTGTAGCCAATTAGTACTGCTGTACCATCGTTAGCATACTGGTCAGAATAGACCTTCATGCTGTTGTTCAAAGTACCTACAAACTTGGTGTTTGTTGGAGCTTCGAATGTACCTTCTGTAGTACGTGCGAACGAAGACGTTGTTGCACTCTGTAGGATCGTTAGAGCCTGTGGAGATACAACCGCCCAGTTAGCTGCGCCACGACGAGTACGTGCTGCAACAAGGTTAGCTTGCTGGTTGATAAGAACAGCTAGTGCCGCATGCTCATCACCAACGTATGTAGCTGTACCTGAAACAGTAGCCTGGTCAAACGTTACTGGTGCTGCGCCTGTTAGAGCGCGAAGGTTGTTAATCAACTCTTGGTCAATTTCAACAGTAATCTCTTGGGCTAGTGCTTGCATGATTTCTGCTTCAATATCAATTCCATGAACTGACTGTGCATCCTGTGCTGCCTCGAAAGTCCAACGAGCAGATAGCTTACGTGTGCGAGCTTCTACTGTTTCTTTCAAGATTTGGATGCTTAGGCGGTTACCTGCAGCGCCTTCAAGTGCTGCTGTGCCTGCTGCTGCGCCATTAGGCGTTACTTCGTCACCAGCGTAGCCACGCGCTAGATCGAAAGGACCTAGTGCTTCAGTTCCTGCTGAGATACCACTTGCTGTGTCTGCATAGCGAACACGTAGAGTGTGAATCTGTCCAACTGGTCCTGTCATTGGCTGTACGCCCAGGATTTCGTTAGCAATAACTGTTGGCATTACACGACGGATCAAAGGTAGCATTACCTTGTTTAGCGTAGCGATGTTACCAGCACCTGTTGCGCCTGCTGTTGCAGACTCAGATAGTTGCTGTTTGCGTGTATTTTCAAGTACCACGCCTAGTGAATCACGACGGGATCCAGAAAGTCCTTCTAGAAGTGCCTCTTTAGTCGCTGCCCACTTGCTTTCAAATAGCTTATCGGCCATTATCTTTCTCCTTACTTATTATAGTTAAATGATTCCAGCCGCTTTTTGTAGCTGCTGAATTTCTGCGAGGGAATCTTTATCCTCTTGTTGTTGGGCAACTGAGGCCCTCTTGTTACCAGTTTTTGCAGTTCTTACTGATTCCTTCAGTGTACTGCGTTTCGTGCTGACTGTCTGTGTATCCTCGTTAAGGACTGATCCAATATACTTCTTAAATCCTTCGTTCAACTTGTCTGTTTTGACTGTCTGTAGCAATTCTTCCATTATAGCTCGTTCCTTCTTGCCCAATGGTGAGAGTAGCTCATTCATCTTATTTTCACGACTAATACGATCATTAGCTGCGTTAAGTTTCAGTTCTACTGACTCAGTTAGTTGCTTTTGTTCTGCTGCTTTAACCTGTGTAGCTTCTAGTGACTCGTTTAGAGATGCTACTGCATCTTGAAGTTTACGCACTTCACCACTCTCGTTCAAGTGTGATGTCATGTATTCACTTACGAATGACTCGAAAATACGACGGCCAAAGTCGTTCTCACGTGCCTTCTTAATATCTGCACGGAAAGAACCAATTTCATTCTTTAGCGATTCAGTAATTGACTGCTCAATTGTAGACGCAGCCTTAGTAACGAAATCACGTTTGGTCTTAACCAACTCTTGCTTACCTTCGCGAACGATTTTAACACGTTGCTCTGCTAGTGCTACTTTATCTTGGTGGAAATCTTTAACTTCTTCAGCAAGCTGCTTCAGTACGAAATCCTCAAGCTTATGTACGTTAGTTTTAGCTGTTGAACGTTCCTCATGCAGTTCTTTAACTTCTTTTACAAGTGTTTGTGTGATGAACTGCTCAAGTACTTTAACGTGTTCTGCAACTTTCGCTTTGTACGTAACTCTATCTTCTGCTAGTGCTTTCTTATCTTCGGCGAACTCAGCAATTTCAGTCTGAACTTTATCGTTGAGGAACTTGTCCATTGACTCGATCATAATAGATTTATCATGCTCGAACTTTTGGGCAAACTCTTCGCGGAGTTCAGAAGTTAGCTCTTCCCTTGCTTCAAGTAGCTTGGCATCCCATGCTTCCTGAACTTGAGTACGCCCCTCTTCTGAAAGAGAAGTGTTCTCGGCTAGGATATCTGCGAACTTTGTCATGTGTCGTTCTCCTTATATCTTTAGGTCTTTAATAAACTTGGCGATATCCTGTGAAAGATACCGTTGTGCTATTTTATCATGTGTTGCGTCTGCTGCAAGATCGTACATTGCTGATCCACCGCGCATATTAAATAAGCTTTCGTAAATGGTACGTGGATAAGCGTTTGGTGCTGATGGTTGTGCTACGATGTCTACTGTTACTATTTCGAAATCGCTCACACCTCCATCATTACCTACGTTACCAGAACCGCGAGAGCTTACGCCAAGTTTTGCGCCGCTTTCCAGCAATGTCTTTACGATATTGCCTGTTGGTGTTGGAATAATTTTAAGTTTGCCATGACCATCTTTGCCTTGCATACCCATTTCTTCAATGATGTGACTAACACGATCAAGATTAATAGATAGCTCCTCTGGATGATCTAACTCACCAAGCACAGTCTCCCCGCCTTGTATACGTTCATTAATTTGGATAACAGCCTTATTAATTTCCTGTATTGGGTAGACTCGCTGGTTCTGATTCTTTACGTCGCCTTGAATGAAAATTCCCTTCATATAAAGGTCCTTCCCATTCTCTGATGATTCTAGTACTAGACCAGCTTCATCAAACGACATAAATTCATAGAGTTTATTCATGTTTTAAATTATACCTTAATTACCTTTTGGAGAGCTTGAGCTTCCAAGTGGTGATTTTGCTGCTTTGTCATCTTTAGCGTCAAGCTTTGCAGATTCTTTGCCCTGCTTAACATTAACGTTAGATGTAGGTGTGTTATCTTCGCCTTCGCCTACTTTCTTTGTAGACTCGTCGCCACCCTTGCCTGTCTCATGTGGTGAACCACCGTGATCTGCTTTAGATGGTGCTTTTGTGAAAAGACTTTTCTTGTTTACAGCACCTTTCTTAGAGTTCTTGCCAGTTCCAGCTAGATCGCCTTCATTGCCAAGTGGGTTGCCAGAAACTTCGTCCTGAAGCTTAGTAGCTTCGTCCAAATCTTCATCAGCATCTTCCTCTTCGTACATGCTTTCAACTTCAACTTCTTCTCCGCCAAATCCAGCTTCGTCACCGAAACCTTCTTCGCCACCAAATTCTACTTCTTCTTCACCACCTAGCTCTGCTTCGCCTTCTTCAGCACCCAATAGTGCGTCAAACTCTGCACGTAGTTCTGCAAGATTTGCTTCAACATCTTCTAAACGGTCTTCAACCTCTTCTTCTTCGGCTGGTTCATCTGAAAATTCTTCTTCGCCTTCTTCGTCTTCACCATCAAAGATTTCGTCGGACTCGATTTCTTCTTTGTCAGCTTCAATGTCGCTTGCAAAGTCTTCTTTCTCGTCGCCACCAAAATCCTCGTCAACTAGGTCTTCGTACATTGTACGAGCCTTTTCAACGATTACTGAGTGAAGGAGGTCGGCTGCTGCGTCTTGTTCTTCGTTAATTAGAAGTTCAAGAACTTGCTCTAGCTTTTGTCGATGTGACATTTTCTTCTATCTCCTTTTAATATTGATTAATAGGCATTGGGTATTACTACCCGTAAGTATTACAGATAGTATTTACAAGAATAGAGGGGAATAGGGGATAAACGACCCAAAAACGTTCGTTTTTGTATTTAGTAGCGTGAGTGCGCAGTTAAACTATGTTAAAATTCTGGCTCGCCGCCTTCGTCTGGTTCTGCGTACATTGTTCTAACAAATTCAGCATGAGACTCAGATTCGAGTTTCTTGAGTTCTTGAATTTTGCGAAGTTTGTTCAAATGGCGTAATGTCAACCTAGGTCTCCGTGTATCAGTCAGCGAAGCTTGATTCTGTTGATCGTCTTCTGGCTCATAGTGTTCATTTATGATACGCTTGTACGTTTCTTGGAGAGATTCGTGAATGTTGTCTTTGTCAGTCATACTACTATTTAGCAGAGTTTACTGATCTAGCCCTTGTGTTTCTTTTCTTCTTGCCCACTTGTACACTTGTGCCAGAATTCCACGGCGTGTTGCCTGGCTTCTTACCAGATTTCAGTCTTACTAACCGTTTAGCCATGCCTTGTTTGGATATGCCATGCGCTCTTGCTGCGGCAGCAGTACTTGGATACTCAACACCATCATACGTTACAGTGAAATCTCGTTGCAGTCGAGATTTAGTATAGCCTTTCAAACGCCAACCATAGATGGTAGGCTCAGAAACACCATAATGCGTTGCACATTCAGTAATTGAATTCCAAGTTTTATCATCAACTGTATACTCAAATACTGGTCGTGCGGCTCGTTGTGCAGCAGTCCAAGGTACACCAGTTCGTGCTTCTGCTATCTTTTTACGAGATTCTGGGGTGTGCTTAGATTTACCCAAGTGTGCTGCTCTCATTTTGGCTCTAGTTTCTTCTGATACTATTTTACCTCGTTGAGTCTCTGCAAACTTTCTACGCACCCACCCATAAATCTTGTTATTACTATTTGGTCTTGCGCTACCCATCATTACTGTTGCGTAAACTAAAGATTTGTTTCCTGGGTGCATCTTGACGAGCAACTGGTGTGCTACGTAGTGTTCTTCTGCTGTTAGAACAGCGAGATTTTTCTGTTCATCACCACCGCCCATGCACCGTGGAATGATATGGTGCTTTTCAGTATAACACTCAAGCAAACGCCCGCGTGAACGGGCGATAAGCTTGTCGTAGTGTGCATGGTAATCCATATTAACATAATAACATATATGGCGGTGTTTGTCAACGGAATTTTCGTAACCCGTTGATATCCTTAGCAAAAGTATTTTCCTGTTTTTGCTAAGTCATTGATTTGCAAAGGAATATAGATTTGACAAAAGAGGAAAAGGTGCGTATAATGGTATTATACACTGAGAAAAGAGAGAAACAAATGGCTTATATGTCCCAAGAAAACAAAGCAGAATTAGCACCAGCTATCCGCGCATGGTGTAAGTCTCATGGCGTGAAAGCTTCGATTGCAGTTCGCAATCATTCCAAACTCGTAGTCAATATCAAAAGTGGTTCACTGGATTTTTGCCAGAACTACTTTGATGTTGCTTCTGAAAAGCATCCGATCACTTCACAAGTGCCGACTCATATCCAAGTCAACACGTATTGGGCGCATGAGCATTTCACTGGCGATTGCCGTGATTTTCTTGTTGGTCTGCTTGAGCGTATGAACATTGGCAACTACGACAAGTCTGACGTTCAATCTGATTACTTTTGCGTTGGTTGGTATGTCGATGTGAATGTTGGTTCATACAACAAACCTTATCAGTTGGGAGCATAATCATGTCACTGGAAACAATCACCGCAGATCGCGCAGTTCTAATCGTCAAGAATGTTGTTCGCGCATGTGAAGACATTACCAAATTGAATGGAACTGGTTACAAATTCATCAATCTGGCTTCTGGATTCATTGCACATTACAATCTGAATGGATTCAAAGACTACTACGAACGTAATTCTCTCAAGCATGACATTCTTGCGAATTCAAGCAATAACCAGTGGCTCAACTTCCGTCCTGGTGACGAGAATTATGAGTACTACCAGCAGAAAGCTGCGATCTATAATCGAATCGTTGAATTACTTACTGATTGATATGATTGGTATGAATAAGAAACCCCGCCGAGTGCGGGGTTTTTTGTGTCTTACGATAAGCTACAACGATTTACATTCTTGCAATCGACTTTCGATGTGCCAAGATAATCGTGATTTGCGTGACTAGCTTGCTTGCTGTCGCAATACAATAGTGAGCCGTCTTCTTTGTTCTTGTAGATGTGTGCATCACATAGATCAACCTTCACTTTTACAAGATCAAATCGTTCTGCTGCTACGAAAGCAAGTGCTGCTAATACAACTAGTGAAAGTAGTGTTCCACCATCGTATATTCCAAATAGAATTGCAAGTGCTTGTAGTGCTGTAACTCCTGCTAGTCCATATTTTACGTATGTTTCATTAATGTTCATCTGTTTTTCCTGTTAGTTTGCGCCATAGTTTGTACGCAGTATGTGCATCACCATCTGTACGACCAGCATCGAATCCATCGAGGAATGCTCGTCTTTCAGCTAGTTCTTGTTCTGTGAATGTTGGGCGATCTTTGATTTCAAACGTGAATCTTCGTGGAACTGGTTTAACTCCTAGATATTCATACCATCGTTTCTTTGGTTGATTAATCTCATCAAGCTTATTTGCCAATCTGCGCATTTCTATTACGCCTTTCTCATAGTCACTAACATCACCACGTATAGAGTCTGCCTGTTCAAGTCGTACTCTAACCATGTTATCAATGTCAGACATGCATTTTTCCATTTCGGCTATAGTTTTTTTATAATCTTCAGTCATTACTCAGCCTCTAGATCAATCTCACCACCTGGGATGTCTTCACCTTCTGGTGGTACTTCATCCATACCTTCTTCGCCTTCGAAGTCTTCTTCGTCGCCAAAGTCAAAGCCCTCTCCACCAACACCAACGGAGCGCAAGTCTGCACCAGCACCACCGCCTTCATCTGTTGCTGATTGATACGCTTGTTCTGCTCTCCACATCTTCTCGTTCTCCAGAATGTCATCTTCATTCCAACCCAAGTAACGTTTCAGTGCGAAACGCTTGCTGATGTATGGATTATCTTTGACACTGTTGAATAGATTAGCATATGCTGCATCAATTTCGATCTGACGATACTCAGAGAAGTTCTGTGGCTCGTTCAGTTCTAGTGAGAAGATAGAGCTATCAATGGTGAACCCTCTAAACTTCAAGAATAGCTTGAATTCTTCATCAAACGTTGGGCATATTAAACGTTGGTGACGTTGACATACGCGAGAGAATCTAAACTCTTGAATGAATGCTGTGCCTACACGACCATCATTGAATGTGGCTGAACCATCATCAGGGCCAGTTGGTAGATAACTGCTTGGTACACCAAGACCACGTAGCATTTTGTTGTTGAAGTATTTTAGATCATCAATCTGACCAAGATTCTCACCACCTGGAAGTGTCTCTACTTTAGAGCCACGACCATCTGCTGTCTGTGCAAAAAAGTAATCTTCAAGCATTGACATCGGATTGTATGCTGAGTCAGCAATGCTCTCACCACCACCAGTTCGTGATGGGATACGCTTCTGCTGTACTTCATAGCGAATGCGCTCTAGATACTGTGCTGCTTTGTTTGGTGGCATTGAGCCTACGTCGATAAAGAACACACGACGTTCTGGCGCACGATGCACACGATAGATAAGAATACTATCTTCTAGTAGTTCTTTCTGCTTGTATACTTTGAAAATAGCTTCAAGAATACTGATACCAAAAGGCCATGAGTTGTTCATTCCTTCAGTCATTGATAGCTGTACTACGTGTTCAGCATCTACTGGAAATGCTTCACCACTTGAGTATGCTTGTCCTTGAGTACTGATTGCTGCTGATGCACTACCTGTCGAGTAGTTAGCTTGACCAGTGAATGGTGCATTAGGGAAGATTGTGTCTTGTGCGTTGTAGCCCATTTCAGTTTTCTTACTGGTATTGGTAGCTACGTTCTGTTGCAAGTTCAAGTCTAGCTCACGAATGAAGTATGCTTCGATCTTCTTTCCTTCACTCTCGTTTACCAGTACTTTGTCAACTGTTGATGGATCAACCCAATACAGTTTGAATGTCTCTGGATCACGAATCATAAACTGATCGCCATACATTAGAGTAGAGCGGAACAAGCGGAACATACGCTTAGGGAATTCGTTAAGATTAGACCATTGCTTTAGTGCGCGAGTTAGAATCTCTTTCTCTGATTCACTTGGATCATCATTGAATTTGATATTGAATGGAGTCTTTGTTGTTTCGTCTAAGTGAGTAGAGAAGTCGGCAATAGTATCTAGTGCTGCTGCTACCTCATGATCTAAGTCCATCTGCTCATATTGTTGTCTAAGTCCATCTGCTCATATTGTTGATAACGCATGAGTCTGTTTGGTGGGCCTTGATAAAATTCAGGTAACCAACTAGAAAACTTACTCAACGATGATGCTGAGCCTGAGCTTGCTGCGTTTACTTGCTTTGGCAGTACTGAATTGACTGGCTTAAAATGTTTTGTCCACATATTGTATCTACTCTGTTATTGTTATGTGTATTTATCAATAACTGGTAGCTTTTCATATGAATCGCGGAATTACATTTCGCCAGTAAGTGCCCTTCCTGTTTTCTTATTGACTTTAAGTAGCTCAGATAGGTAGTAATTTGTTTGGGCTGCTTGATCTAACTTGGCTACATCTGCAGGAGACATAGATGGTTCGGCTGGTGTTACTGCTTGTGGTGTGCTTACCATCTCTGATGTTTTTGCAGCAGTTTCCTTTTGTCTAGCGGCTGCTTGTCTCTCTCTAGCCAACTTGAGTACTTCTCGTTGTGCTGGATCAAGTGCTGCCATTCGGCCTTCTGCTGTGTTAGCCATCGCCATTGGATCATTTCTACCACCTGGGTGAACACCTTTCGCACGATCTATTAGATCGCCAATATTTGTACTTATTGAATCAGCACCAAATAGCGTTGGTAACGCATTTAAACCAGTGCCGATTGCATAACCAGCCGCTGCTGCTGCACCAACTGCACCAAGTTTACCAATGCCACTAGCAAGTTTCATCATTGACGGGCCCATTTTTACCATTGCTGCTGAAGTAGCCCAACTCGCAGCTTTTAGTATTCCAAATGCAGTTACTAGCGCGCCTGCTGCTAGTATTGGGTTATCAATAACCATTGCCCGAAATTTTCCTACTTGACCATCATTGTTGAATGCCATAATCTTTTCATGTAATGCTTTCAACCCTTCAGTTGCCAGTCTTACTGCTTCTGATCCAGTACCACCCATCAAGTCTAAGAATGTTTCCATTCTCTTGTACTCAAATGATGCTTGAACTTTTTGCAACATATCTTCAAATCCAGTAAGTTCTTGTACATTCTTATCTACTGATTCTTGAAAATCTTTACCACCACGCTCACGTAGTCGTGCTTCTTGCGCAGTAGCTTCTTCTGTTGCTTTGCGAGCAAGTAACATATTAGTAGCGAATTCTTTGGCTGGGCCGCCAGCATTAATCAAGTTCTGCATAAAATTGTCATTTGCAGCATTTGTCAAAACCCACTGTTTAATTGTTTCTTGGTTGACTTTGCCGCCTTCCATAGCTGAATCTGCAAATTCTGCCAATGCTAGTGCTGCGTCTGCGCCACCACCTTCTGCCATAGTCTTGAATGTTTCTGAAAGCTGATTAATTCTGGTTCCTGCAAAGTCAGTTAGTGCGTCACCTACAAAACCAAAATCAGGACCAAGTGATGATACAGCATCAGATAGATGATCCAGCCCTTGGTTCGCTTTCATTCTGGATGCTTGATCCAGTTGTGCCAACTGCGCTTGTACGTCACGACTTGTCTTCATTTCTTTACGTGAATCCATCATGTCTTTACGTGATACATTCAAGACTTTGGAGTACGCAGTAAGTCTATCCATCGTTTCAGCAATCAGACTTGACTGTTTGACTTGATCCATTGCTTGGAACACACCAACACGCCGCTGTTGATCTAAGTATTCAGCAGTAATGTCAATACCTTCTGCTGTTGTTAGACCCCATTTCTCAAACCCACCAGCAGATTTGTTTACCACACTAGCTAGATTGGAAATTGATGACCAGCCTTTTTGATTTATTATTTGGGCATATTGTGCTGCTGTTTCACCAAATTGGGAAAGCGTCATGCCCGTTTCTGCAAGGCCTTTTTGAATTTCTAATATTCCACCTTCTAATCGTATACCGCTATCAGATAGATCCCTCAATGTACTCACTGATTCTTTAACTGTGGAAATGGCCTTGCCAATCTGGTTGCCTATCATACCGATACCAAGTGCTGCCATCTTAGTAGCGCCTGAAGTATTCTTTAGTTCTTTGCCAAACTTAGCTAGAGGGCCAGGTAGCTTGTCAAACCCTGCAGCAGATTCAGCAGCACCCATTGCTGAACTTTTCAATCCTTTTGATAGTTTTCCAAGAAGATTAGCAGCGTCCTTTTCTTCTTTACTACTGCTTCCACCTTTACCACCCTTACCGCCGCCCCGAATGCCGCTTTTCAACTCTCGTCGCTGACCTTCACTTATCTTTACAAGATCCTCGATCTTTTCGAGCATTGCTTCTAGCGTTTGCTCTGTAGCCCACAGTGGAGGGGTTGCACCATCAAAGCCAATTATGTTTACATCTTGATCTGCCACAGTATTTTAAAGCCCCAGTTAATTATTAGATAAATACTACTATAATGCAGTATTACAATACATCATTATTTATCACATGAATTATAGTAGTATTTTACTATAGAGGGAAAACAATGAGCAAAACTGAAAATCCGTTAACTAAATTTTACAGAACAGCAACAACATCTGTTAAGTTGCCATCTAGAGGCAGATATTATGAGGAAAATACAGTAACTCTGAATGATGACGGAGAAATTTCTATATTTCCAATGACAGCACAAGATGAAATCACATTACAGAATCCAGATGCACTATTAAGTGGTGAAGCTGTAACAAAAGTAATTAAGAGTTGCGTTCCTGATGTGTCTAACCCAAAGAAACTACTAAGCTGCGATATTGACGTATTGATGATCGCCGTGCGTGTTGCATCATATGGTGATAATGCGTCAATGGATGCAGATTGTCCTAAATGTGGAACTGAAAATACATTTACATTAAATCTTGATACTCTATTGAATCATACAGAAACATTAGAAGACAGTTATGAAGTAATACTTGATAATAACTTGACTGTGTACATAACCCCTGGTAGATTTGATGGACTAGTGAAACAACAGAAAGCAGCATTTCAGAATACAAAATTAGAACAAGCAATAATCAATCCTGATTTATCAGATGAGCAGAGAATGAAGATTCTATCTAGGGTGTTTGAACAGGTATCAAAGTTTAATTTTGAAATAGTTCACGAAGCTGTACAGAAGGTATTATTCACAGATGATGAAGGTGAGCTAGTTGAGATCACAAATAAAAATCATATTGGTGATTGGTTGATGAACATTGGTAAAGCAACTTCTGATAAGATCGAAGAAAAGATTGCAGAGATAAACAAGGTTGGCATTGAAAAGACGCTGACAGCAACGTGTACTAAGTGCGAACACACTTGGGAAGCCAGGATTGAATTTAATCCTGTAAATTTTTCTTAAGGTTTCTCACGCAAGCGACACCAGAGGAGATACAAACACAGTTAGAAACCTTAAAAGATGCTTCTGAACAGATTGAACAAGAAATTATACTCACTTGTTATCACATGAATGGAGTTTCATATACTGAAGCATGGGGAATGAGTCCAAAACAACGCGGTAACATACTAGAATTTATGACAGACATTAAGAAACGCGAAGCAGCGGCAATATCAGGCAAGGAACAATTGTAACCAAGGTAAAACATAATGACATTTTTAGGCATAGACACAAAAGACACAATATTCGAGGACGTCGAGACAAACATCGACATACCTTTAAACGACGAAGTAGCATACAAGCTATACCCTAAGTACAATTGGGTGTACTCTACCTCTCGTCTACTCGATTTCCAGAATATCGAATGGGCACCGTTCGAAATGGGAGATTTGACTTATCGACTACGAGAGTTTCCATTCAGTGGCGTGGCAACAGGAAATCAACCACTAAACAAATATGGTCACGAAGCAGGTAGTATCTATATTAAAGAACCCGCTGGTGATGTACTGACTACTGACATAGCTATTATGAAAGGCTCAATCAAATGGGCAAAGCACCACAACGTAGTTGATGGTGAGAAGGTAGTACTAGACGAGCTACGTGGTGACATTGAGCTACGTATCTCAGCACTAGCTACGATGCACTTCCGCAAATTTGCTGGTGTTATCTCAGTAGATACTATTGGTAACGCTATCGTTGGTGTACGTCTATGCATGACTGCTGACATAGTAGACCAGTACGAAGAGGACTGGCTCAAGAGAGTACTTCGCATCTATAACCGCAGACCTTGGGGAAAGTAAATGAATAACATTGAACAAAGCGTACTAACAGAGATTCCAGAAGGAATTCTTAACGAAATAAAGATGAACTATGGTAATGTAGTGGTTGATCTTTCCTCAGATGTTACTGAGGACACCAAATCTTTTAAACTACACTACAAAGAAATATCAACTGAGCTAGAAACAGTACCAGTAATGGATCCGCTAACGTTTGAATTACACGACAAAACAGGCTATCCAACTAGATGTTATATGACGCGACTTGATCTTACAGAAGATGGTTGTATTGTACGGCGCGTGTTGTTCATAGGTAGTGTACTCGCACCAGAGAACAAATAATGAAGATAGGCGACTACGTTGAAGTAGACATTGGAATGGGCTTAGTGGCGAGAGGACAAATTGTCACAGAAGATCAGTACATGGGTACGTTACACGCTCAACGAGGAAGATGGCATAAACAAACATTAGCTGGTACAAAGAGTTCTGGATTTCATGGCCTAACACGATCTGATACATGGTACAGAATCGAATTCTTAGATGGGTCAACCCATACTGCATTAGAAAGCGAATGTCGTTTGATAGAAGGGAAAGAAAAATTCGTATTAAAACTCAAAGGTGCTAATGATGAAATGGCTCAAGTATACGAGGCAATGGATAATGGCAACTAAGAATCATCCTGACGATGTAGTATGCACACGCTGCAACGGCGGCGGGTACGCATCTGCTGCTAGAGATATGGGTATGGAAGATATGCCTATGATGCTGAAACCGATTGGAGTTTATCCCTGTCCTTCATGTAATGGATCAGGACTGATGATAGATGGAGAGAAGATGGCTCAGTGGGTAGAGTATATAGAAGATAATAAAGAATTGATTGAACAAGGAATGTTAGCCTTGAAAGCTAAACGAAAAGATTAAGTATCCCACCACTCCTTCTGTCCAGTATAGGCGTGAACCCCGTAGTCATTACCAGTATAATGATCTTTATTCAGATCCTCACATCGTAATAGATATTCTTTCTCAACAGAGGCTATTGCATCTGATTCACTATCAAAGTCATAATCATAGTAATTCAATTCACCAGTATCAACATCAAGCTCGGATACACGATAATGCTTATCTTTCTTAAATACTGTAAATCTGGTATATATGTCATCTACTACAGCAAGTGCAGTAAGATTCCTAGTACCAATTGTTAATCCCCATTGTAACTCTCTCATTGTATCTCCAAGTGTAGATCAAAGCATGATGGTCTTACGACCATCAAAGCTTTCAACAACTTTACTCTCGCTTCGCTTCGTAAAGTTCTTTTCAGCTTCGGATAAAGTTCAATCTTTTTGTTTGTTTCATTTTTAATTTGCTATTGTATCAGCCATAGCTCCGCTAGTTCAGCAGAGCTAGTGGTTTGCTTATGTCGTCACCACATCACATAGTAAAAAGCTTATTCGCTTGGCGGGTACCATTGACCAATTAATCTCTCCGTGTGTTTTACCACAATACCGCGACCCATATAACACCACTACATGAGGATGTTATACAAGCTGATGTTGACTTTTTCTCAGAGCATCATCTTTGTTTATATGTCTAGCATTCCAGTATCTACGCGCAAGTATTCCATTGCACGTTCAAGGAAGGTGTGTCCCATCGAGGCTAGTTGTGTGCCATAATGAAGGGTTCTGTGTGTTACCGTAATGTGTTTTATTTTAGTGTTCTATGTATATATATCAAGTTTGTTGAACTACAGGAAAGAAAAAAGGATTACTCTCTTGTAGTACATCTTCCAGGGTGTGTATCTCTAATTTTTTATAGTTTATAATAGGAAATGCTGATTTTATTGTGTCTTCTTCCGTAATGGTTAGTATTTTAGTTCTGTTATATTTTATGATGATAAGCATTTCTTTCTCACATGCTTTTGCATCTTGTCTTGCTTGTTCAATCCACTTGTCCCACTCTGTTACTTCTCCTTTGAGAATAGCATTCAGCGTAGGTGGTGTCTTATAATGTTTGCATTCAATAGTGAATCCAAAGTCTCTCGGACATATCAAGTCTCCATAGATTGCCCAATCTGTATCGTATATCTCTTTACGATCAATGTTAGTCCCACCGAAGAAACTCCCAGAATCAGGATTTCTGCGGAAAGACTTCTCAATTCCTGTGTGTTCAGCAAAACGATCAGAGAACATATTAGCTATGTCTCTCTCAAATGTGTTGCCTTTCTGTTTTCCATTAACTCCCATCTGTATCCTTTTCGTATCTATATGCCAAGAGCAATTTCTCTCTTGGTGCTTTCCTCTGTAATATTTCTACTAGATCGCTGTGTGGACATTTCTTTCCTAATGTATAATAGTCTGTTGTCCCAACAATGTAGTCATCAATTATTTCATAGCGCAACGACCTAGCTACCATCGTGTAAGTATCTGTTTCACTATGCAAGCCCACTATCTCACCATCAACCTCAGACCAATGGTGCAAGTGTCCACCATCTCTCTTGCCCTTCAACTTTAGTAAGAATTGTGCTTTTTCATCCATTATTTTACTGTGCAAACTCCTTCTTCGACACTTTGTATGATTGCTGCACATACAGTGTATGGGTTGATGTTTGCGCATGGGCGGCGATCTTCTAGATAGCCATAACCATCTCTACGCACACCAATTGGCTTACGAATACTGCAGGCTCTGTCGCTGTCACCATATGTGAACGTACTAATGTCAGAAGTTTCAAGTTCACCTGTCATTCTGTGATGAATGTCTTCGCCATATAGCTCGATACATGCATCATGTGTCTTTTCTAGATTAACAACTGCGAGTTCAATTGCTCTTGCACCAGTTTTTTCATTCATCATTGCTGCTGTTGAGAAGTTAGTGTGCGCACCACTACCATTCCAGTTGCCTTTAACTGGCTTAGGGTGTAGTGTTGCAGTTGCAGCATAGTGTGCAGCAACACGATACAATAAATAGCGCGCAACTATAAGATCATCAGCAACAGTCAACGGGTCTTCTGCACCAATCTGGAATTCCCATTGTGACGGCATCACTTCTGCATTAGTTCCACAAATAGCAAGACCATAATCTATACAAGTGTCAGTGTGTTCATCTATAATATCTGCACCATACGCCTCATCATAACCAACACCACAATAGTATGGGCCTTGCTCACCAGGGAATGCTGCATCAGGCCAACGATATAATCTAGTACCAGTATCATCCATCAACGCATATTCCTGTTCTATACCAAACAGCCATCCGTTAGTTTCGTACTTGTCTGCTAGTTCTGCAAGTTGGTATCGCTTTTCTGATTTCACGGGGTTGTCACCAAAGTCTGTGACAGAACACAGCACAAGAGTTTCATCGTGGTTCGTTGAACGGTATGTTTTTACTGGATTGAGGAACAAATCTGAATCACCTGTCACTGCTTGTCCAGTTGATGAACCATCATAGCTCCACTGTTCTATATCGCTAAGTGCATGTACGAACCCGCCCTTGACGATCTTCAGTTTGTTTCGTATGTGTCCATTAGCATCTAGCCAAAGGTATCTCAATTTCGTTACTTTCATTTTTCCTCTCTCTTGTCTGCGAGTTGTTTTAAGTATTCTTCTGTTACATCACCAGTGACATATTCACCAGAGAAGCATGACGTATCAAACTTGTTTATGCTTACGCCTTCGTATTGTACTGCTTGTATCAGTGAAGGCAAGTCAAGATAGATCAACTTGTCTGCACCAATTAATTCTTCTACTTCCTCTTCTGTGCAATCATGTGCGATTAGCTCATCTGATGATGGTATGTTGATACCATATACATTTTGGTATCTAACTGGTGGTGCTGCTACTGCAAAGTATACCATATTTGCGCCCGCTTGTCTAGCTATTTTTATGATTTCGCGTGAAGTAGTTCCTCGCACGATACTATCGTCAACGAGTAACACATTTTTACCAGCGAACTCTAGATCAATCGTGTTTAGCTTTTGCTTCACAGACTTCTCTCGGAGTTCTTGACCAGGCATAATAAACGTGCGAGGAACATATCTATTCTTTACAAACCCATCGCGCAACTTTAGTCCAAGTCTGTGTGCTACTTGCACAGCAGACACACGACTCGTATCGGGAATAGGAATTACTACATCTATATCATGGTCAGGCCATTCTTCTAGAATCTTCTCACCTAACTGTTCACCAATGCGTAGACGAGACTTGTACACTGATAGTCCATCAATGATGGAGTCTGGTCTAGCTAGGTAGACATACTCGAATATGCATGGCGATAGCTGTGTCTTCTTCGCGCACATCTTTGAATGCAGTCTACCTTTGTTGTCTATGTATATGCATTCACCAGGCTCTACGTCGCGCACTCGCTCAAAGTCTAGCACATCAAGTGCCACACTTTCACTGGCTATTATATATTCTAGCCCATGTGTAGTTTCTCTGCGCCCAAGAACCAATGGACGAATGCCATGTGGATCACGAAACGCTACGATTCCGTTATTTGCAATCAACGAGACAACTGCGTAGCCACCACTCACACGTTTATGTAGCTCAGTAATAGCTGTGAATATACGCTCTGCCATCATTTCATTGTGATTGCCTTTCTGTAATTCATGTGCGAATACGTTTAGTAGTACTTCGCTGTCTGAATGTGTATTCAAATGTCTCAAGTCTGTGCTTGAAAGCATCTCAGCTAACTCATCATAGTTGACGAGATTACCATTGTGGGCTAGACATATTCCATACGGACTATTGACGTACAGAGGTTGCGTTTCTTTGGGTGTCTTCGCGCCTGCTGTTGGGTAACGTACATGGCCTATGCCAACGTTGCCTTTTAACCGTCTCATGTGTCTTGTATGGAATACGTCACGTACTAGCCCCGTACCCTTTCTTGTGTGAAGTCCACTACTATCGCACGTAACAATACCAGCGGCGTCTTGTCCTCTGTGTTGCAACATAGTCAATGAATCATATAGTGCTTGATTCACTGGTTGCCTTCCAAAGATTCCAACGACTCCACACATTAAGATACGACTCCGTTGACTACCCACGTTACATTGTCTATCTTTGTACAAGTTAATGAGGTACCACCAGATACAACTACCATTTGATCGTCCATCATGTCTTTTTGATCTTGTATAACTTTTCTTCTTCTAGCAGGATGTACGCGCTTTGGGTTAATATTCTTGTATGCCAAGTCAAGACCAAATGCACATGATGTTGTATCAGATGCATTGATAGTAATGATGTCACCAACTGAAAGTGCATCATTAACAGCAAATGTTGTACTGCCCGAGAATGTTCCCCACTGATGCAGAACATCATCGCCTTGAATGAACGTCCACACATTTTGCTCGTTTTGTACTTTCCGTAGCCCACGACTCTCTGCTCTTAATGTTTGTTGTGTCTTTCTTCGTTTCATTCTAAGTCTACCTCATTTTCAAATGAAGTGAAGCCCGACTCTTTAATAACTTTAAGTACAGAACCAACTCGACCAACCAGTTCATCTCTGTGACTGATAAGGAATATGTTTCTGTTTGCTTCTCGCGCCATCTGTTTCAATACAGACAGTGCGCTCTCTACGCCCGCTGGATCAAGCCCATTATCAATAAGCTCATCAATGAATAGCAGACTGATAGGTGTATTCAAGCTTTCATATACATCTCTGAATGACCAGCTAAGACCAAGTATCAAACGTGTACGCTCACCACGACTTAGGTTATCGAAGTCTAAGTCACGACCATGCTCACGAATCTCTACTGTGAGGTCAGACATAAACTTGATTTTGTGTGGTAAACCAACACGATCAAGATAATATTCTAGTCGTGCATTCAAGTATGCGAGATTTTGATTGATGATCTTCTTACGAATGAAACTGTCTTTGCTTGTGAGCAATCGTACCAAGAAGTCTTGATGATCGCGCAACGACACCAGATCATTCATCGAAGTGTAGTCTATGGTTTGCAATCCTGTTTTCTTTAAGCTTTCTATCTGGTCGATGAAGAGGTTCTCTCTTACAGACTCTACTTCCAGTGTAGTCTGTAGACTCTCCAAGCTTGATCTGTGGTTGTACACATCTTCTATGTCATCATAGAATGTGTCTGGTGTTGTCTCTACTTCAATGTCAGCCAACTCTGCTTCCTTTTCTTCAAGAAGTTTTTCTGTTGTCTCAATGATTTCTGTAAATTCTTTTCTGCTTGTCTCTGCTTCGTCTACGAGTTTCTTATGTGTATCACCCTGTAGTTCTTGATCGCAAGTATAGCACTTCTGATGTTCTAACGTCGCCAGTTTTTCATCATCCTTGTTCCTTGATAGTGTTCGAGAAGCTATCTTGCGTACATACTGTTTACGCTCGGCCTCTAACTTATCAAACTTTGCTTGATCTTCTTTAATGATAACGAGGTCTTTGTGCTTTTCTATTTCTTCCTCAACATTGATACCCTCAAGCACAATGATAGCTTCTGCTGCATCAGTTACCAATGTCTCTTGATCTTCAACCCACTTGTCCGATTTTGTTACGAGACTAGTGATGTTCTTTTCAATTCGACTGTTCGCTTCCTTGATAGCTTCGACACGAAACTCTTCCTCTTTTATTTTATCTTTCGTATTCTTTAACTGTTCTTTAAGTATCTCTGCTTTCTCTGAAAGCTGCGTGATACCAAGCAACTGCTCAATAAGTTCACGTTGCTCTGCTGCTTTCATAGCAAGGAATGGCTCACTGTATGTGTTGAGAGCCACAATATTCTTGAACATGGTATGACTCAAGCCAAGCTCGCGCTCAAGCTCGCGCTGTGTCACGCGATTGTCGCCCTGCGCTTCGTCCGCCTCATCAACACTAGCTTCTGTTCCCGCCACCATGAATGCAAACTTGACTGGCTTGCGCCCACGTTCGATTAGATATTCAGTTCCGTTTTTTTCAAACTCAAGAGTAACAACCATGTTCTTACCATTCGTCTTGTTGACTAGGTTATCCACTTTGATCTTCGTGAGTGCTGTGCCATACAATGCATACGACAATGCATTGACGATGGTACTCTTACCCACACCATTACGTGCGTCAAGCCCACCTTGATCTAGATTCTCACCCAACACAAGAACGAGGTCTTTATCATCAAAGCTTATGCTTTGTGTGACATTGCCTACACTCATAAAGTTTTTTATTGTTATATTTTTTATGCGTATCATAAGTCGTTATATATCTGCTGAAGTTTTCCTATATCAAATGATTCTGAATCCATCGTTTTGATACTATCTATGACAATCTGATCGACTGTCACAAATTTAATATCACCATGTTCTTCTGCTTCGTGTTCTGATTCATTACGAGGAATCAAATTGAGGTCTCGTATTTCATAATTCTCTGATAGTGTTTCACGTATGAAGTTTGCATCTTCGTAAGATAGATCAACGTCCAGTTCAATCTTAGCGAATGTCTTTGGTAAAAGATGCTTGTCAGGATCTTCTAACAAGGCAGACAGACTCATCTTAATATATCTTGGGCCTTCCCAATTCATATACTCTGGTTCACCATCCCATTCAAGAAACATTGCCCCTCTATCAGAATCATCTATGTCAGCAAAATTGTGACCAAATGGATTTCCGATATAATGAATGATGCCTTTCTGTTGTCGCTTATGGAAGTGACCAGAAAAGATATAGTCTTGGTGTTGGAAGTCTTCTGCTTGTAGCTGTCCATGATCTGGCATTTCTACACTAGCATTCATTTTGAAACGAGGGAATTCGAAGTGACCAAACATATACTTGGATTCTATCTGGGCTACCTTTGTCCACTCGTTACCAACCAACCAAGGAACTATAGCAACGTCACTCTCTGTGGTAATTTCATCAATGAGGTGTATGTTTGAATACAACTCAGCCATAGGGATTGAGTTAAGCTCACGCTTCTCTTTATAGTAAAGATCGTGATTGCCTACAATGAAATACATATTGTCGAATGCTTCACTGAGTTTAGCGAGGGCTGTCATACTGTAGTTTAGCGTCGATACGTTAATGGTTGCGCGATGATGATGCCAGTCACCCAGCATGATGCACGTTTCCGAATTCCGTAATTTCGCTTCCGCAATAAACCAATCTAGAAAGTCTAAACAATCTTGATTGTGTTGGCGACTGTTATGTTTTAACCCAAAGTGAATGTCCGTGAAACAAGCGACATTCTTAAACAAATTATTGTCAGTCATTATTTGCCTTTTCATAGTTTTCTAATGCGCGAGCATATCGTTCAGCATACGATGCATCTTTTAATATGCCGTTCGCATAGTCTATCATTTCTAGTATTCGCTTGACTTTTTCATCATCAGGCAAATCCATGTAGCAGATACCAGAAATTATTCTGATTGTACTAGTTATTTCTAACACAATCTCATCGTGATCTGATTCTGATAGATGTGTCCCCTTCAAGTTCTTTACAAAATCTTTCTTGGGATCATTTGTCATACGTGGCCTTTAGTCTTTGCCCATTCGACGTACAGTTGTCCTATAGCGTCGATTTGATCTCCTGTTAATTCCATATCTTCATGTATCTTTTGCTCTAAATCCATGAAGTAAGTACTGTCTTTGTTTGTTTCTTTATCCCGCACTTCTGCCAGTACCAATACGTGTATTTGTTGCAACGCATATTCTTTCCAACTTACGGGCTCACCAGACAATACTCTTGTGAACTTTTCCTTTTTAGTTTCGACCATTACTGTGACTCGTTATCGGCTGCTTTAGCTTCCTCGCGAATCTTACGTAACTTGTCTTCGTGTTCGATCTGTTTCTTCCAGCTTGGAGTCAATCCTTTTTCGACAAGAATCTTATCCTTAACATCCTGGTGTTTCTTTTCCAAGTTAAGTACGCGAGTGAAACTGTGCGTCAACGCTTGTGTGTAGTATGCGAACGGGTTGTTGCTCTTTGCTTCGTTGAATTGCAGGCCCATTGACGATAGCTGTAACAAACTCTGGCCGCGCATTTCATCAATGTATGTATAGCCACGCCAGTTAGCACGTTGACTATATCGTTCTACGAGCAACATAAACATAGTTGCAAGCTTATCAGTCATTGCGCCGTGTGTTTGGCAAAACTCTCCGTCCTTGCTGTGACTGCGGCCAATCTCTTTTACCTTTTTTGTAGCACGATCTTCAACAATGTAGTGCTTGAACGGAATAAAGTTAAGCTTGACGTAATATTCCGCTTCTTTGCGCGGATTCTTCTTACGACCAGGCTCAAGTGGGATATGCTCATACGTCATACATCTGAATATTAGCTCGTTTTCAACGAGCGATTGGGGATCAATCTTGTAATCAATTTGACGAGGCTTGCCAGAAACAGGCCCCTCGTATGAGTCACGAGCCTGTTCGTAGTTTGATTGGCCTATACGCTTTGCTTTGGCTTCCTGTGCGCTACGTAATGCAAAGCAGTACATAACACCAGTCCCTTTGGTATCAACGATTTCACCAGTTTTTTCATCAATGATGTCTTCGACTTCCTCAATTTCATTGAATAGGTCGTCAAAGCTTTCTACGATAGCATCAAACTTATCATATCCAGGCTTGTCAAACTCGCTGTATGATATTTTACTGTTATGAATTTCTTTCAACAACTCTTTGTTGTTTAGATATTTGTTACGGGCTGCCATTTGGCCTCCTATTTTATTTTTATTATTGTAGACATTTTATATAATGTCTTTAGACATTATAACAAGTATTGCTTGCTTTGTCAAGCACTTATCCGACTTTTTATTAAAACCCATTATAAAAACGAGATAAATAAGTGTAACTAGGAGTAGTATTATGACTGAGAACCAACAAGCTAATGTGCAATCAAACCGAACTGATCGCAGAGCAAAACTAGGACCAGCGGCAGGCGCAATGAAAATATTGGGTGATCCACTTGATTGTGACCACATACTACGACCATTGCAAAAAACACGAGGAATTATATTTCCATATACTCCCGATGTTACTTACGGTGGCGCAGCTAATTACAATAGCTGGCATTTTACGCACAGCAACTATCAATCGTTTCAATTTCAAAACTCGATGCCGTCTGAGATACAAGTGACAGCAACGTTTACAGCACAAACAAATGCGGAAGCGGAATATATGCTTGCAGTACTTACATTTTTGAGAGCATCAACGATGATGGAATTCGGCAATGCTGCTGTCAGAAATAATACTGCTGGAACACCACCACCAGTACTAAGATTCAACTATCTTGGCGATCAAATGTTTAATAACGTTCCCGTAGTGCTACAAAACTATAGCTATTTGCTAGAACGAGAAATGGATTATGTTGCGATAACTAAGCAAGGGTCCGACAGTAGCTCACGACGAGGCGGTCTGCAGGGTGCGTTTTTCGATGCCGTGTTGCCCAAGTTGCCACCAAGAGCAGGAACAACTACATTCATGCCAACGCAAATAGTAATAACAATGCTTCTTGGAGTACAGCAAAATCCTAGAAATACAAGAGAAAACTTTGATCTTGACAAATTCAAGAGTGGAGATTTGATAACTAGAGGATTCATCTAATGGCTCGCATACATAAGAATACATCTCACTATCTGAGTACACCAATCAAGGACTTTTATCTAGATTTGTTAACACCAAGACCAATTACTCCTAGTTCTAATGATAGGGTAGTTGCTATTGAAAACAAGTACGACAAAAGACCTGATCTATTTGCAAATGATTTTTATGGTTCGCCTCGTCTTTGGTGGATACTTGTTCAACGCAATATGGATATACTAATTGATCCAATCGAAGACTTTACAGCAGGGACAGAAATCTTCGTGCCAGCCATAGAAACGGTGCAAGGATTAACATAAGGTGACAGATAACACCCAAGCGCGCAAAGGTGGCACACAGCCACCAGTAAGTGTAAAAGAAACAGCCTTCTTAAAGAATGTGTTGGATAGTTATGAGAATCCAACGTATCATTTCCGATTGTATATGGTATCTCCCAATGCACTTAAGGGCAGTAGCGCCCAGTTTGGTAATGAGAACGAACGGGTTGTGATTGCTGAAAGTGGTGTCTCCCCAATTGATATTGATAATGTAGAAATAACAACCACTGGTAGTATCACCAAAGAAGCAGGAACAGGCGTCGCCACAAATATAAGCTTCACGTTGCGTGAACCATATGGTGCAGAATTGCTCGATCAAATTCAGAGAGCAGGCTTGGCGCTAGGAATTCAGAATTTTCAAAAGTTTCCATTTTACTTAGAGTTATCATTCAAAGGAAGACTATCATCTGATTTGGGGAGTGCTGCTGACGCCTCATTATCTACATTGGTATGGACTTGGCCTTTACAACTAACATCAATGGCGATGAATGTGAACACGGGCGGATCTACATATGCAATGTCAGCAGTTGCATATTCGGACTTGGCATATACAAACCAAGCATCCGATACAGAGCAACTACATTCAATAACAACGTCTACTGTTAAAGATTTCTTTAGTCAATTGCAAACACAGCTAACTGAGCGCGAAGCTAAAAAAGTGAAATCAAGTAACTATGCGCTTACTGATACATATACATTTTGGATTGATGATGATATTCTAAATGCTAGTATTGTACCCGATAATAAAGAAGAACGTGAGAATAGAGCAGCAGACTACTTAGAAAGTTCTGGTAAGATGGATTTTCCAATCAACCCAGGCGACTCAATTGAAATGATTGTGAGGACGATTCTATCTAAAACTAGTTTCTTCCATAAGGAAATGAAACAAACCACTGACCCCGACGCTGCTGGCGAAGCGGGCGGCGGCGAAAAGGCAATATACTCCAAATTGTGGAGGGTCGTTGCTGACGTTGAACTAGGCGACTATGATTTTAACAGACGAGATTATCAACGTCATTATAAATATTTAATTATCCCATACGAGATGACATCCAATTTGACTCCATCAAATCAACTATCTAATATGACTAGCGCAGGTAGAGTTCGTTCCCATATAAACAAAGGAATCGTAAGAAAGAAATATGATTACATTTATAGTGGAATGAATGACCAAGTGTTTGATTTTGAGTTGAACTTTAATTTCAACTGGTTTGTTGCATTACCAATTCTCGGCGGAATTCCCCAGCAGATAAGAAAAGCAGAAGCGGCAGCAAAACAAACACCAGGCCAACAAGAAGCAATTGCTGAAGCATTGAAAAATAGTCCTAGTTGGCAACAACAATACACTAGTGTTCAAAATGCATTGGATGGTTTGCCCTCTGGCGCGTTACCAGGCTTTGATCCAATAGCTCAACTCATAGAGATGCTTAAAAGTGCAGCGCAGAGTGTATCAGTTGGTAGCTTTGATACTTCTGCTATTGATGATGCGATGGGTGATATAAAGAATATAGAGAATCAAGCAAATGATGTAATTGGACAAGCAGAAAATGCTGCTGGACAAGTAACTGGCACTGCTGGTGGTCTTGTGCAAGATGGTGTTGCATTTACTAATCAATATACTGGTGGAGTAATAACACCACTTCAGTCGCCCGCCATACCCAACACACCAACCACGCTTGGTGGCATAACGTTAACCAAAAAAGCTGAAAGAACGCTACCACATTCCCCTGTTGATCCTCAAAAGTCTGCACAAAAACAACTGCGATCAATTGACCTTCAGTTAGATGACATTGGCACAACAGAACATGAATTTAATATTGCAGTAACCATGACTGAAGCTAAAACACAAGACAAGTTTGGTAAAGGACAACAGTATGCAGATAGTCCTGGACAAACATTATTGAGTGCTTTATTTGAACAAGCTGAATCACCAATTTCTGGCGATCTTTTGAATATTGAACTGAGAGTAAAGGGTGATCCATATTGGCTTGAGCCTAATCCCCATACGCTAAACACACCACCAACATCTTCATTTCGTAGAATATTAACCACCAGAGGCATTGATCCAGAAGATAGCGGTGGTGATGAAAGTGGTATTAGAGAAATTGATATAACCGCCGCAGAGCATGATGATATAGTCTCTGCTGACACTACATCACGACAGACATTAATGGTATTCAGAAGCTTTACACCACAAGCCTTTGATCCCGACACTGGACTAACACCACCTGGTCGCAGGAATGTTAATTCTATTGCAGGCTTATATGCAGTCAAGGAAGTAACACATTCATTCGCTGGTGGCGAGTTTACACAAACGTTACATGGTATCAGAGATGTTAATATCAATATCAGAGATGTTGATTTGGATACTGATATATCTGGTATTATTGGTGGCGAATACAAACCAACTGTATCAGAATACCTCGAAAGTAATAGTCTTGGCTCTGGTCTTGGTTTGACAACTGCAGGCCAAACTAGTTTCCTCGCAACAGATGGAAGTCAGCAAACCGAAGTAAATGAATTCTTCAGCAACGGGGGATTGAATCTTGATCTGCCTGACATTCCTGAATTTGTAAGTATTGATGATTTGTTTGGCACTAGAATCAGTGGGCAAGGCAATACTACAGAAGACACTACTCGATTTACACAATCAGTCGGCCCAACACAATCAGATGATGAGGGTTAACACACATGGCTAAAGTTACACGCACAATAGGCCCAGATAAAAATTATACCCCGAGTGGCCGCACAGTTAAATACGAGGGAATGTACGTTGGGTTTGTAAAAGACAACAGAGATGTACAACGCATGGGAAGACTAAAGGTTTGGATTCCAGACTTCGGATCATTAGAGAGTGATGAGAAGTCATGGTTCAATGTATCGTATGCGTCACCATTTGCTGGTGCAACAAGTCCAAAGCTTGTGGGTAACAATGACCAAACAGCAGAAGCAACACAAACCAGTTATGGTTTTTGGGCTGTGCCACCTGATCTAGATAATCAAGTTATAATTATGTTTGCGAGTGGTGATCCATCGCGCGGCGTGATGATGGGTTGTCTGTTCCAACAATTTATGAACAAAATGGTTCCTGGAATGCCATCAGATAAGAGCATTCAGTTTCCTACAGTGGATGTACCTGTTGCTGAGTATAACAAACGTACCAAGCAAACAGTAACAGAAGATATTACTCGACCTGCATTAGTAGAAGCGGCAGAAGGAATCAATGCACAAGGCTTAATCAAAGACACAGTGCGCGGCCCATCTAGGAGTGGAGCAAGACGCGAAGCACCATCTCAAGTATATGGTATGTTAACTCCTGGCCCTGAGAATTCAGATGTTCCAGGCAAGCGACTTGGCGGCTCACAATTCTACATGGATGATGCTCGCGGCAGTGAACACATACGTTTACGCACCAGAAGCGGAGCACAGATGCTCATTGATGAAACGAATGGACTTGTCTATGCAATCAACGCAGCAGGAACAAGCTGGATGCAAATGGATGCAGAAGGCAACTTCGACATCTTTGGTGCTAAGAGCGTGAGTGTTCGTTCACAAGAAGATATTAACTTACGTGCAGACAATGACATTGTAATGGAAGCTGGACATAACATAACAATTAAAGCAGCAGCAGATAAGATTCCAATTCCTGCAGAAGGCGCAGCACCAATTGCTGGTGGACAAGTTGGTCCTCCATTGGTGGGTGATGGTGGCGCAGTAATTATTGAAGCAGCAAATAACATGACACTAACCTCTATGCAAGGCAGCATAACAACTACTGTATTAATCGGTGATATGGAAACTACAGTCACGGGCAATCGTAACACAAATATTGTGGGCGACGATAGCTTACTCATTGGTGGTGGGCAGACAATGACAACAACAGGCTCACTTGAATTGGGTGCTGCTGCTGGTATTACAATGTCAACCCCCGCTGAATTCGGAGTATGTGCCACTAATATAGGTATTGCATCTGCAGGCATCGGAACGCTGGGCAATATCAAGGCAGCGGGTATTGTGTTCGGGGCCGATGTAAAATCAACAACAATGTCGTTAGAAGGATTGCAAGCGCACACACATAAGATTGCATCAGGATCATCAGCAGGCAGCACACTACCATTCGTAGGCGCAGGCGGTACTACTGGCCCTGTGTGTGGGCCGATAGCAGCCGTTGCTACACCAGCAATACCTGGAATACCTACTGTGCCATTACCAAAAATAAACAACTTGGCATTGTTTGTTCCACCGCTCAACACTGATCGCATTCAACAGCCAGTATTAACAATGGTTGGAAGATTCTTAACGTTTGAGCCGTGTCCTGAACACGCAGTCGGCAGTCCAGCTACTATTGGTAGTATTGGCGGAAGTATACCAGGAATCTAATACGAATATTTCATATCAGGATACTTTAACAGTAGCTTGAAGAAAACTTTCTTGAGGTCTTTCAATTGCTGTTCATAAACGTAAGTGAATGTGAATATTGCATCTGGCAAGACTTTACCCCAATTCTGTTTAAGAATCATTGTTGCTTTCAAGTCAGCAGCATCAAATGCATTCCATATGAATTTTTCATCTGCTGCATCAATCTCTGCAATAGTTATGGAGGTTGTTTTTATGCTCATAAACGTAGTAGCACTAGAATTCGTTGTGGTATCACATGACCAACTCATTAGTTGTACTCTTTGACTGTCTGTGTGAATTCGTGTTTGAAGTTTGGAAACTTTAGTTTCACTTTGAATAAGAATTTTTCTATGGTGATGTTATGTTCTTCACGATAATATATTGCAAACGCATTAACGTCGCTTGTCCAATCAGTTTGACTAATTTTTGGATTGTTACTGAACGCATCATAGACACGAACATTCTGGAAGCATCGCATGATGAGTGGTTCAGCTTCTAACTTTTCCATTTGCTCCCTGATCCAAGTTACATCTTCTGCTGTCTCTATATCAACAGAGAATGCAAGCTTGTAATACTTTTTCTGTGCTATTATTCTACTCATCTTATCTTAACATTCTCAGCAAACTTGATACGTGCTTGGAACAAAAACTTCTTGAAGTCTTGGTGTTCCATGTTTCTGGCCTTAGTATCAATTATGAATATTGTGCCAGTTCTAGTAGGCATTTCACGATAGTAGAACCCAGGGTCATAATCATCGAGTGTACGTAATTTGTCGTACACCCAATCTTCATTATCATCGCCGTCTTTGACGAATATAGAAATTCTTACTGGATCATTCGGGTCTTTTTCAGTCTCGTCAGACATGATTACACCTTATTGAGCATTGACCTCATTTCAGCAAGAATCTTTACAGCCTTGCCTGAGTGGATACTACCAAGCGTATAACGCTTAGTCTTGTAGTCGTAAAGACCAAACTCTTGAAGCCTGTCCTTACGAACTTGCTTCATTGGAATGAAACGAAGTTCTTCTTTCCGCTTCTTGAGTTCACGATTCTTCTCGCCTGCTAAATCTTCTAATGCTGCAAACGCGACAGAGATTTCTTTCTTGGTCATTCTAGTTTTGGACATTACTGTACCCTTCTTTAAAGTTAAATTATAACACTATTTCGCAACAATTGCAAGCTATTTCCTGTTTTCAATCGCTAAACTGGCACTTTGCCTTCTCGTAAAAATCTATTCCCATGTTCTCGATCATTTTGTATCCAGCCGACTTGCCTGGAATCTTCTGCAAGTTAGTCAGTGCAGCTTGTATGTATTCTGAGCGAGGCAGAGGTAAATCATCTTGCGCCAATGTTTGTAGTGTGCGAATAAGTAATTCTTCTCGCTCCTCAAGACGCTCAATCTCAGTCCACATCTGTTCGAAACCAGATAGCTTGTATTTAAATTTACGTTTCTCCGAAGACATCCGCGCCCCTCTTGTACTTTAAGTACGTACCATTACCAAAATCACGACGATTGTTCTTAATATCATCGTTCTTATTCTTACGTGTCGTTTTGCTTTGACGCTTACGTATTGTCTGTGGACTAGCACACACGCCAACCCATTCTTCTGGCACTTCTACCCATTTGCCTCTACGCTTACGAAACGATGCTTTACCTACGTCAAGTCTTTTCATCACTCTTGTCTCTGTAACCACCAAATAATAACTACGAAATATACGACAGCAGCAAGTACGAATGGTCCGCACAATCCTAGCACCCAAACTTCTTGCGCGCCAAGTTCAGGACTTGGCTTATGAAGTGGGAACACTTTTCTATCATCAACGTTGTGTTTATCAATCCAACACTGTATCACTAGCATAGAGAGCAATCCTATGACATACCATGATATAGATAGTAGTACTTTCTCAATCATTCTGCTGCCAAGAATCCCAAAAACATTAGAAACAATCCAGCGAGTGGATTACCAGCAATAACAAATACGATACCGAAAAAATATAATGGAAATTTCATTAGTCTTCCTCTTCGTCCTCTTCCTGCTTACGATTGTCCCACATCTCTTTTGCCTTTGAGCCGAGTGTGTTAATGTCAACCTTGCCCCCAATCTCTATGTTCTGTGCTTCACCAGCAATCGAATCAATTGCATCACCAACAGCTTCTTGTCGATCTGCTGCAAATGCCGAGATAGACGTAAGCATTTCTCTTGTTTGTTCGTTGGTCTTTCGTATCTCAGATACAGTTATCACACCAACAATGCTAATCGCAACTATTTCGATTATCCACGATACAATGTGGTTTGCGATATATGTTTTAATCTTGTTACCCATTATTCTCTCCAAGGCCAAGCTATTCGGCCATCATCGTCAATTCCTAAACCCATTATCCATATTGATGCTTTAATCCATATTGCCATTGCTGCTATGACCACAGCAATTGCAATCAATATGTATATTACAAATGCAAGCATTACTCATCCTTTAACTTCGCACTGAATATGTCTTTCTCTGACACTGGCAGCACGAATGATATATCATCTGGTGATTCAACTTTAACGTGTTCATTTACTTTGTGGAAAAACGCATCAGCTTCTTCAATCGTATCAAATAGTCTTGCTTGGTTCAGTAATCCAGTTCTCACCACTGTAGGCTCAGGGCTTGATCCATATGTATCATAGTCATGGCCTTTGAACCACAGTTCTCTAAAATAGATTATCGTCAATGGTTGTTCCATTGGTGATGCACCCCAAGCAATTACGTATTTGTCACTCACCTTTCAATCTCGCTTCGAATAACTCTTTATCATCTATGTTTACTATACGATACTTATAAGTAGACATGGATGGACGTTCGAAGTATGCGTCTGCTTCATCAAACGTATCAAATGCTATGGCTTTGCTTATACATTCATGTACACACATTGGTTCACTTACATAAGCATTATTCCAGAAACCATCAGTTCTTTCTATTACGTATTTCATTCGCCACTCAGTAACATTACGAACATCTGCTTGTTTGTCACTCTTACAACATCATAACACCAGCCAGTGTGTGCAAACTTCCTCACATTCTTTGCATTCTGTAATTTAAACAGTTTTGCATCTTTGATGCTTGATGCAGGATTCTTGCCAGTGTAGTACCGTCCTCTGTGACACCCAGCGTGTTGTGGATTTTCACGCAGCACATAGATTTTACCATCCTCAACCAATTCTCTTGTTGTAGCCATTACTCACCAATATTCTGTATGCGTTCCATTGTGTCGCCAACTAGCAAGACACACATTGACACCATGCCCATGATATGCACAACGAACGCTGAGATAATCAGAAACTTAAACACTGTCAGCGTGTTTTGATCTATTTCTGCAATAGTTAACTCTGGTATAATAATGAATCCACACATTGTAATCAACCCGCTAATAAGAAAGATGCTTACCATGTGAAACAATCTTGTTTTCAGTTCTTTTTTCGTAATCATTTTGTGTACCCTGTGTTTGGTCGAGTCTTGTATGACTTCCTATCTGCATTATGAATCTGTACATAAATCGTGTCAATGTCTTTGAATGAGTCTGAGTAGATAGGACTATCATCAAAGAGTATATCAATTTGGTTTTCGTAACAGTATGTTGCTTTAGCCTCGTTCCATGCAATCTCACCAGACCACGGAAGACCATCTATCCAGCTAACGTTAACGTCTGGCCGTTGTACTAAGTAATCTGCAATTGAAAAGTAACCGTCGATGCGATCTAAGTCAACCAAGTGGCCTATCTCTTTTGCGGCCGACTCTTGGGATAGGCCAGTAATCACATGAACTTCCACTTCGGGATCGTCAATGTACTTTTCGATCATCATCCTGAACGCTGGAAACGTGTCAATTACACCATGTATGTCAAATCCTACCTTCATCGAAAATCCCTCCAGCCATAATGTTTAAATACTTCAGGAGTTATGTCTTCACGCCATTCTTTCCAATAGTTCCTCAACTCCAAGTCAACAATCCTTGCGCGAAGATCCTTAATGATTTCGTCTTTAGTGAGTACTTCCATTATCCTTTCAACCTATGCTTAAATATTCGTTTTCTTGGTAGTGGCGTTATCTGCCAGCCCGTACTTGGTCGTGTTTCTCTGTATTCCCATGCATCGCTCTCAGTATCAAACACCAAGCAATCTGACAAGTCTGCGATTGTATCTGCTATATCACCAGCCGCTGTTATGTATGATTCTCCAAGATACATTGATCCACCACCATCTCCGCTGTTGTAAGATGCAGATAAAACATATATGTTATCACTCATGTTTGATAAACCTTTATAATGTTTCGTATTCTTGACGGCGATGAATCGTAATAGATAGCTGTTTTATTGATGCTATCTTCCTTAGATATTTTATGCACTCGACAATCTTCGTACATCGTAAAAACATCGTCTTGGAATTTCCAGTCTGCATTCTCGCGCTCCTCAGCGTCGATAGCACCCACAAACATAATAACGCCTGTTATTGTGCCGAGAAACCAGCCACCGAACAAGAGCAATGCGCTACCATACGCTTCTATCCATGCTTCGTAACCATATTCATATAGTGGGATGCTAATTGCTAATCCAACTATGCACCAAACCATCGGTAATACTGCCATTACTTTCCATCTGCGTTTAATTTTCATTCTTGTTTTCCTCTGATTCTGCGAGTGCGTCCATCTGTCGAAGGTCTGCTTTGTTCTCAGCATAACGGAACGTGTTTCGTTCGCAAGCAACAATTTTTGTACCTTTGACCTCACATATCTGACCAGTACGTAACGTGATAAACTCACGATGCGTGACAGTAATCTCACTCGCTATTTGATCGTAGTCGATCATTGGTTCTGGTGTTCGCATTGCATTGTTAGTACAACCAGTGAGCAACAAGCCCACAACAATTAAACTATTTCTCACAGTATTCTCCATTACAGGACTTAGGGCCAAGTGCTGAACATTGTACAAAGAGTGGGTTGTTGTGTGTTTCATCTAACCCATTCAAGTATAGCACATGATGTCCGTATTCGTGTCGCAGAAATTCTCTATCTGAGATATGATTTCGCTGCGGCGAGTATTCATCTTGATCTGTATTAATGTATGCTGTCTGCGACACATACACATAGAATGCCAACCCGCCTATACCAATGTGATTGAAGCTCTCAAAAATTATAGTAGGGCCAGGCGTAGCATTGTCAGCCATACATCGCTCCAAGTCTACATACTCAGCCACCATCTGTTCAAATGTGAGAAACGAATAGTTATCTCCTGTGTTCGCTTTCAGTGTCACGCCTGTTGCAGGGTCATACTGGTCGTGCAAATAAGAATGAGCAGAACCGTACTCACCACCAGATGAACACCCAAACAGACTCAAGAACGCAGCAAGGCATACAACAAATATGATTGCTCTTGCAATGCTGTGGCCTGGCCTGAACTTAGTCATTGGATTCATTTGTCACCCGTTGGCACTCAAGTTGTGCGAGCCTATACTGTGTGCCGTTGTAATTATCAAATGCTGTGCATGAACCAATCGTCAATGCCACCACACACATGAATATTGAAAACCATTTATCCTTATACATTATAGTCCCTTCATCTTTGCGATCATCAACTGCTTGCGATCAAGGACTTCAACTATTACGTCTTTCACGATCAAACGCTTCTCGTCCTCAGTATCATCAATCATCTTTTGTAGTTTTTCTTTTAGTTCGATTGCTTCTGCTTCCTTAGCGAATGTCAGACAGTCACTAAGTTTGGGAGTCCATGCGCTACGCTGGACTGCATAACCATCAGAATTCCAATACAATTTCATTTCTTCAGCATTGCTTCCACCACGGGCTGGCGTTGCTGTTAAAACATATACGTTTCGTGAATTACTCATTATTCTCTCCTTTCCTTTCAAGATATCCTTCTGGATATACCCTGACTCGCCCTTCGACAGCATCATCACCCTCTTCTAATGCCATGTTCGCTTGTGCTACACACCCGCGCCACATCGCACCCTCTGAATCCAATTCTCTTGCACTTTCTTGTGTTTCTGGTGTCCAGTGACCAATCTCAATGAGTGCGTCACGATACAGATGCATTTTCTTTTTGCGATTCTTCGCAGTATACGAAATATCATCGACAAGTTTATTGAGTCGTTTGATTTCATCTTCTAACTTGTCCCATTCGCTTTCATGGACTGTCATTAATTTACTCATCGTTCGATCCTTTTAGCTTTGCGACCATAATCGCTTTCTTGTGCATTGGTTGAACTTCAAGTTCTATGTCTCGTACCTCAAAATAGTCTTTCTTACTATTATCGAAACTTCTTTTGATAGCTTGGGCCTCTTGAATCGTTTTGTACACGATAATTTTAGCCAGATCGTTGCCCCATATCTCTGACCTATGAAGTCCTAAGCAATCGTTAACTACGTATTGGTTACGTCCTTTAATCTTAACGACATAACCAAGGTTGTCTAGTTTCTCAAGCGTTGCCATCTGCGTTACCTTGCAAGTTCTGTTGAAAGACAGCCTTCGCACGTTTCTCTCTAGCAATGAAACGTAGTACAATATTGGGAATAGTTAGTACTCCAATGGCGAGTGTAAGCGGCCATAATGATCCAGCGATTGCCCCAAGAGTAGTACAAGCAAGAATGATGCCTAATCCTGATACATAACCATGTGGCTTAAAGAATTCAGAGAGTTTATATTTCTTGACAATCTCTATCATGTTTTCTCTGTATGATCTGCTCTCCATTGACCAAACAACGTCACCATGTTCGATGTAATAGAAGTAGAGATACTTGAGGGATCGTCCATAACGATACAAACCCCAACACAACCCCAAAGACAAACCAATCAATGGAATTAACACGCCACCTGGCGACCAAGTGAATGATTCAGTGAACCATACTCCCATTTCTTGGAAGTCTTCTGCTAGTGTATTTCTATGCTCATTCATTAGCTTCACTTACCCCGTAGTAGTGGTCAGCTTCATTTTGATAGAAGTCAGCAGCACTGTTTGCTTCTGCTAACTCGCCTTCTAATTCTGTTGTTCGCTCAACCAATCGTTCAATCTCTTTGATTGCAAGACGAGCAAGGCCGCGACCTGCATCAGTTTGACGCAACATGGTTAATACTTCATCTGTTGAATATTCTTTACTCATTACTTCCATTCCCATAAACTGCCTTTGACAGCCCAAAGTCCGTAAAGCCCAAGCGGGCCAATCAACATCCAAGCGGGGATCAAAATTATATAATCACGAATTCGAAGTGGAAATCTCTCACGTTCCATGCGGACCACAAAAATAAAGCCGACCAATCCTAGTACAGCCCAAATTATACCAAATACTATCATTCTACTGGCCTGCAATCAATGATTTCTTTTGTTGATCGACTGCAATCTAGCTCGGTTACTTCACGAGGCGCGCCACCCTCTAGCAGATGGATTGCATAATTGAGTTTGGTTTTCGTGGCTTCCAAATCTTCCTTCAGATTATAACGCTGACCATGTGAGTTCCACGTTTGACAGAGGATGATGATTACCAATATGTACAGCCCTGGGCGTTCGATGGATTTCATGTTATCTCCTCAACAACTCTGGTCGCAGCCGTAACCAAGCTGGCAACTCATTGAGCAGTAACCAGACTGATCTTGCATGTGTTCTAGATGATTCTGACAGACATAGATTCGACCGCCTTCGCCGTCAGACATTTCTTCCATATCGCGCACGAAGAATTCACCTGCGCAGTCGGCATGTTCACAAAATGCTCTCTTTTCAGCCACCACAGCCACCTATTATTGCTATCAGTGTATCTATTATAGAGCAAAATGAGGGAAATGTCAAGTCCTAAATGTCCTTTACTATCAGTGGCTTACAATATTATAACTATAGTTAATTTAGTGATAAATAACATAAGATAACTACAAGGAATATTTGATGGCATTACGCGGTACAAACATTGGTTTCTCCACATATGGAAAGAGAACTCCGCCATATACAGAAGAGGGTATCGAATTGGCTAAACAAGACCTATTGTTTGCATTCCTCACTCGTCGCGGCGAGCGAGTGATGCACCCAAACTTTGGTTCAATTATCTTCGATCTGTTGTTTGAGCCATTTGATAACAACACTATAGAAGCAATCTATGAAGATGCAGCACGTATCATTACTCAAGACCCACGCTTCGATGTAATTGATATTCAAGCGCGTGAGCTAGAGCAGACAGTTCGACTAGACATAACTCTACGCTACATACCACTAGATGTTGTCGATTCCTTAGCAGTAGAATATGATCGTCAAAATACAGAGGCTCAATAATGTCACAATCAGTAAGACAAAGTAACTTATTCACGGCAGAAGATTGGCAAACAATCTATAAATCATTCAGTGATGTAGATTTTCGTAGTTACGACTTCGATACGCTCCGCAGTTCACTAATAGACTACGTAAGAGCGCACTATCCTGAAGACTTTAATGACTATATCCAATCAAGTGAGTTCGTAGCAACCATTGAGTTGCTTGCATACATGGGTACATCACTCAATTTCAGAGCAGACTTGAACACAAGAGAAAACTTCCTGGATACAGCAGAACGTCGTGACTCTATCATTCGTCTAGCACGTATGCTATCGTACACGCCTCGTCGTAACATTGCTTTGTCTGGACTATTCAAGCTATCTGGCGTAGAGACAAACGAACCAGTACAAGACAGTTTGAATCGTGACTTGAATAATATAACAGTATTCTGGAACGATGTTAATAATCCAGATAGTTTCGAACAGTTTACTACAATACTTAACGCAGCATTTAATTCTAATAACCCATTTGGTCGCCCATTCAAGACGGGAACCATTGGACAGATACCAACTGATCTATACAGAATGAACAACGTACCAAACGTTGAAGTAGCATACAACATTAGTATTCCATTACGTGGCGATCAAATACCTTTTGATGTTGTTAACCCTGACTTCACTGATGGTGAGTTCTTTTACGAGCGATCACCTGATCCAGCGGATAACTTTCATGTTGTTTATCGCAACGATGGAGAGGGCTTAGGGTCGGAAAACACTGGCTTTTTCCTAATGTTTAAGCAGGGAACGCTTGAAAAACAGGATACTTTGTTCGAATTGCCCGTTAGAAACAGGACTTTGGATATTAATACCAATAATGTTAACGAAACTGATGTGTATGTACAAGAGATTGATGAAGCTGGCGCAGTTCAACAACAGTGGACAAAAGTTCCAAGTCTTGTTGGTACAAACGTTATCTTCAACAGCCTAGATAATAACATACGAAACATCTTCAACGTTATTCCACGATTGAGCGATCAAATAACATTGAAATTTGCTGATGGTAACTTTGGTGATACACCAGTTGGCATCTTCCGTACATGGTTGCGTGTATCTGCTAACAAGAATTTGACACTACGCCCAGATGATGTACAGAACTTTGAGATTAACATTCCATACTTTGGTGCAGATGGGCTAGAGTACAATCTACGACTACTATTCAGCCTGGACTCAACCATATCTAATGGCGCACCAACTGAAACAAACCAACAGATTAAAGAGCGCGCACCACAAGTATTCTATACTCAAAACAGAATGGTTAATGGCGAGGACTACAATGTATTCCCATTGACACGAGGCAACGAGATTGCCAAAATCAAATCACTCAATCGTACTCACGCAGGCCACTCTCGTTACATTGATATTAACGACCCAACTGGTACTGCACAGAATGTATTAGTGTTTGGTGATGATGGCGCACTATATATTGATGAGGAGATTGATCGTATAACAGTAGACGCAAGCATTGGTACTGGTACGATTGTTAACGTGAATCTAGATGCATTCATTGATAACCAAGAACTACAGAACTTCTATTACAGTGACTATCGCACAAGCTATCTAACACTGAACCCTGGCAACTTCAATGTGCATGGCGCATCAGACTATGGTGGCGGCACAGTGAAGTGGCAGACACAGCCACGTAACACAACAAACGATACTGGTTTCTATACAAATACTGATGCTGGCGGCGCAGGATCGTCTATTGATCTTTCTAATGGCGGCGCTGGTACATTCATGTCAACTGGCGCAGCAGTACGCTTTGCCGATGATTCTGTATTAGCAACGGCAACGAAGGTTGATTGGAGAGTAGTTAACTCAGTCATTAACAATGGTATAGCAACAGATGAAGAAAGCCTTACAAACACTGGGCCTGTAGAGCTATCTGATCTAGTAGACGATAACCGATGGGCGATTGACTTGATCCCAACGTTCCGCACAGCATTTGACACAGCAGAGTCAAATGCTATTCAACTAGCAATTACTAACCAAGCAGATTTTGGTATAGGCTATGATGTAGACGCAAACTTCAAGGCTGGTGCATGGTATGTGATTGATGCTCCCGCACCGACTGGTAGTGAAGACTTTGCTGGCCCTATGACTGCATTGACACCAGAAAGCTGGCTAGTATTCTGTACTTACGATGCTGTTGATGATCTATGGACATTCAGGACACGAGGCAAGCGTTATATCTTTGAATCATTAGAAGATGTACGTTTCTTCCAAGACCCAACACGAAATACTATTGATGTTTCTACTGGTCTGCCACTAACAGATACAGTTGAGATTCTAAGAACCAATACACTTACGAACCCAGCTTCAATTGGGGCTGGCGCAGCACTAGCTGATCCAGTCAATCTACAGTTGAACGCATTAGTTCTGTATGAAGATGGTTACAAAGACCCACGTAAAATAGAAGTCATTGCACCAGATGCAAACGCTGATGGTATTCCAGACGAACCACTAGAGATCGAGGAGTTTCTTGATAATGGTGGGTTGCCAGATACAGTATATTTCGAACGATTCACTGACTTCGACAACTACGAGTATTTCAGACTATGGAAACATGGTGAGTATGATATAGGCGCAAGCCAAATGTATGTACACCTAGTTGGTTCTGATTACGTTATCTCAGATCATGCAACAGACCCCGCAGATGTATCAGCTACGTCATTGTCTACTACATTAGTAGACTTGGTTGTTACGATAAACGATCCATCTGCAACTGGCGCGAACACAATCATTGATGCTATCTTGAATCCAGTGACAGGAACAACAGAAGACTCAATCGTGGCATTCGAAGGCATGGTATTCTATGATGAGAATACATCAGTAGAACACTTCTATGTTTTTGAACAGTTGACAACAACTGCTGGACAGATAGTACAGACAACGAACCACCAAGCTAGAGTAGGCAGAAGCTTTGAGCTAGACACGATTACAGACGCAACGCAAGAGAATCCATTGTACTTCAAGTGGAAGCACTTTGCACCACGTAGCAATCGTATTGATCCAAGTATCTCTAACATCATTGATACTGTTCTACTAACAAATAGCTATTATGGCGAAGTAACAACATGGAAGGGTAGCAACGATATAACTGCACCATTCCCTGACGCACCAACAACAGAAGATTTACGTGTACAGTTCGCTGAACTCAACGACTTCAAGATGCTCTCTGACCAGATCATCTACCAACCTGGACAGTTCAAGCTATTGTTTGGTACTGGCGCAGAAGATGAATTGCAAGCTAAGTTCAAAGTAGTCAAAGTTGATGGAGCTACAGAGACAGACAACGAAGTGAAATCTGAAATTATCACAGCTATTGATGAGTACTTCGACATTTCTAACTGGGATTTCGGAGAGAGTTTCTTTTACACTGAACTATCTGCATACATTCACCAGAAATTGGCTAAGATCGTAGCATCTGTAGTCATAGTACCACAGAAAGATGACTCAGTATTTGGTAATCTGTTCCAAGTAAAGGGTGAAACTGATGAGTTATTCCTCAGTACAGCCACAGTAGCAGACGTAGAGATTGTACGTAATCTAACAGATACTAACCTAAGAGTTGGAGCATCAACATGAAGCTAAAAGAAATAGAAGAAGCGCGCAGAGGTAATGCCACAGGCGTACGAGATCAGAAAGGAATATACAAAGTATTCGTTAATACCCACGGCGATCCAGAAGATAGCTGGGCATCCAACGCAATAAAGTATGACACAGTTGAAGAGGCAGAAGCAGCAGCAAAAGATTTGTTCATGCGCTGGACAGCAGTTAAGTTCTGGCGAGTGATGGATGCTGACCAACAGACAGTGTACGCAGAAGGCCCATAAGGAGAAGAAGCATGACAGAAGAAAAGCAAAGCTGGATTGATAAAGTATTCAGCAAACTACATAGTGTGATAGCTAAGTTAACTAGCGGACCCAAGATGAGTAAGTTCATGGATATACACTATCTATTACCATATGGTAATGGTGGTCGTGGTACTAAGATATATTTGTACCCATTTGTGTTCGTAGCAGTAGTATCTGCCGCAGCACCATTGATTAACTATATGATATACGGAAACTTCTAAGATGAAGATTGAACAGATAACAGAACAGTATGTAGACGAAGCACCAGGAGCTGGCGGCAAAGTATACATTGGCTTAAACGATGAAGCGTATGAAGGCATGCATCCAATTGAACGATGGGTAGCTACATCAGATATAAACTATGCAAAGCAGCAAGCAACTGAGCTTGCAGCAGATAACTCTGATGATATTGCTGTAGTTGTGTTAGTATTCGTTGATGGTGTCAAAGGCTTCAAAGAAGTAGCAAGAGTTGAGGGTGGGATTGATATATCAGCAGAAGTAGCAAAGCACAATAACGATGACGATGACTATCCTATGAGTGATAACGTGGCTCAACTATCGAAACAAGGTAGATAATGAAACTAGCTGAGATAAGAAAAGTGAAAGATACATTTGTACGCAATCTGAAAGGATCTGTGTATGATGTTATCGTTGCTAATCCAAAGAGAGGAAGCCATAAAGAAGCAAAGGCTCTCCCATACGATGAAGCACGACAAGTTCTTATCAGAACAATGGAAGACTACAGAACACCAATGTTTCGTGAAGAACCACAGTCTGTATCACATAAATGGATTGGAACTGATAAAGTAAGGATAACC